TCTCGTGGGCTCGGAGATGTGTATAAGAGACAGATATAATTGTATATATATCATGTCATATAAATATTTATAGAAAAGTGTTGACACATGCTATATATCATGATATAGTTATCTCAACAAATACAAAAGCCGGTGACCACCTACCAAGCGAACACCGGCACCCAAAAAGAAAGGCACCCAAATTATAACACGGGTGAAAAGGTAAAAGCAATATGAGAAAGAATGAATTATTAGAAGCAATCAACAACAGCAAAGCAAGAAGCGCATGGAATAAAGGTGTAAAGATCTATGCTTATGAGCTTGTAGAATCTCTGGAAGTTGAAGAGATCCCGCAGGACAAAACAGAGTTAAAAAGCCTTTTACTGAATGGCGCCGCTGACTGGAAACAGTACAGTTGGGGCGGCTGCTCTCTGATTTATGATTGTGACATTGCTGAACGTCTCTGTTGCCCGTCTGAGTTAAAAAAGGTTTGCGGCGGCGAGAACAAACCAAACAGATCCGAGGAATGGTTAGACACACAGGCAAGAGCATTAAGCCATTCTTTTGATATAATTTATCATATTGTTAAATTTAGCAAGTAAGACAGGCTTACACCGGGGATCGTGCCCCGGCTTGCTTTTACCCGGATAACCGGGAAAAATTGAAAATATGGAGGAAATGAAAATGGGAAAAATAAATATTGATATGTGGTATGGAGACAAGCCGGAACAGGTGACAGGATTAGACATATATTTTAATGATTTAGGCGGATTTTATTCCGGCAATCTTCGCATTTTTGGAAAAATTGTTGGTGATTATTACGCCGACAGCGTGCAAGACATAGAAAAAGCATTTCCACACCTTGCAAAAGATATTGAAAACTGTTTGAATTAACTGCCGCAGAGGATGCCCGCCGGATCACTACCGGCGGCGGTTTTATGGGTGGAATTTACCCAAAAAATTAAAAATATGGAGGAGCGAGAAAATGAAAATTATAGAAAAATCGAAAATGCCTGACGGTACAAAGATACAACTAGAGGATTGGCACGATAAAAACACAAAAGATTATATGGATTTATATGGCTATGAGATAGGTGCATATCCAGTTGCTAAAAATTCCGGTTGTTGTGGATGGGTAAAATCCGGGGAAAAATTTAGGATATCAATTAGTTATAATAAATATGCAAATTATACTGATGAAATGGTGTTGAGTGATTTTGAATCGTTAAAAAATGGAGAAAAAACATTATCAGATTTAAAAGATCATTTTTTTAATAACTTTAAAGATCAATTTTATTTAGGAATTATAGATTTTGAACCTTGACAGCCATTGCAGAGGATGCCAGCCGGGAGCGATGCCCGGCAATGGCTTTATGGGTGGATCACACCCAAAAATTGAAAAAGGAGGTTGCCAGGATGAAAGAAAAGAACATTGAAAGACTTTACAAGATTTTGGAACGTGCAGAGCGTGATCACGACACGGAGACAGCCGCCGCCCTGCGGTGGGCAATTTTTGAACTTGAAAACGGATAAAAGACGGTCGCAAGCCGTCTTTTTGTCGTGTTCCGTTGGAACTGCTGCCGTCTGGCGGTCTATTTGTGCTACTCTTCCACCGGACCAGGATATATTGACGGCTTGCGCTGTTTTGGTGTACAATCAAATATTACAAGGGGGATTTTGAAAAAATGCGAAAAGTGGGAATCGGTCATGTATACGACATTATGGAGAGCGTATCGGATGCCGGGGAACGGCTGGAAACCGTCATTCGGGTGGAGAGCGCCGCCGGTGGTATGTCTCCGGAATCTGCGGAGCTGCTGCGGTCTGCGTATGATTCTATGCTTTCGGCAGTCGGAGACCTTGCGAAAGCTGCGACACGTTGACCGGTTCAAGACTCGCACCGCAGAAGTGTGCAGATGTTCCACACTTTGAAACGGTCTGAAAAAATCAGAGAAAAACCTCTGAAAACGGATTTTCCAGCTTGAAAAGTGCTACCCCGGGGGGATTGAAAATTTTTAGCACGAAAATTGTAGAAAAATTTTTCTTTCAAAAACCTCTGAAAACGAGATTTTCGGTTGAAAATGCAGACCCACGGGGGTATCAAAAGAAACACATTAAAATTTTTTCAATACTTCACATCTATTTATCGACAGAATACCACAAATGTGTTAAAATTTTATAAAATTCAAAATGAAAGGGGTAATTACTCTATGAAACAAAGTCCTTTAGGAATCACTTCAATGGTGCTTGGTATTATAAGCATCCTCACAGCTTGTATAGCTTTTGGCATTGTGCCAGGTATTATAGGCTTGATACTCGCTATTATTGCTCTGTGTCAAAAAGACAGAAAGCACGGAACAGCTATCGCAGGTCTTGTGTGTTCTGTTATCGGAATTGTAATTTTTGCCATTATGGCATTGTTTGTAAATAGTGTATCCGATAGTAACAAGGAATCTACCGGCACACAGGCATCTGTTTCTGCAATACAAGAAAGTTCTACCGCAGTATCAGAAAGTACACCGGAATCAAAGGTTGAAGAGGTAGAAGCACCCAGTGGTACTGTTATTTCTCCCGGTTACACATTCGATGCGGACGGCTTGCAAGTCACTATTAATGATTTTGACCTTGACTACACTGATTATGAGGATGAATACGGTTGGAACGCTCCTGCTGATGGAACAAAATACATTATGATTGATGTTTCCTATCAGAACAACAGTAAAGATGATAAGTATGTAAGCATCTACGATTTCCAGTGCTACGCAGACGATACAGATTGTGAGCAGAATTACAGTGTTGTTGATAGTTCTTCGTTGAATGCGAATCTTTCAAGCGGAAGAAAAACATCTTACAAGATTGCATTTGTAGTTCCGCAAGATGCGCAGAGCATTGAACTGGAATATGAAACAAGCATTTGGACTGGAAACAAAGAAGTACTCAAATTACAATAGAATATAGAATTTTAAGGGCATCCGAAAGGGTGCTCTTATTTTTATGTTGCGAACCTACGTTCTGCATGATATAATATGTGTCAGTTAGGAAGTCTTGCACTACGTCCGGAGAGTGAAAGCTGATTATACAGCCTAGATTGTAACCAAGACCCGGAATAAAGACAGACCAAAAAAAGATTGGAAGTTCGCTACTCCAACAGTAACAGGGGTAGTGGGCTTATTTTTATGCTCTTCTGCCCCATGACAATGTATTTGTTGGAGGTAGAAAATGTTAGTTGAAATCAAAACAGTAAACAAAGAAGAAGTAACCGTTGTAACAAGCCTTGATGTTGCGGAAACGTTTGGAAAAGAGCATAAACGTGTCATGCAGGACATAAGAGAACTTGATTGTAGTGAAGAATTTAGAGAGCACAATTTCGTGCCTATCTCTTATACAGATAGTATTAACAGGAAAAAACCTATGTTTGTTATGACAAGAGACGGCTTTACTCTTCTTGCTATGGGATACACTGGTGAAAAAGCAATGCAGTTCAAGGAAGCCTATATTAAGCAATTCAACGCAATGGAAAAAGCTCTTATTGGCAAAATACGGGAACGTGAAAAAGGAATTGGTGTCCGCAGGGTACTTACGGATAGTTTGCAGAGGACTTCCGAAAATGAACGGATGCACGGTCATGCATACTCTACCTACACCGATTTGATTTATAAATCAGTATTCGGAAAAACCGCAAAGCAATTACGGCTTGACCTTAATATTGGCAACAAAGAAAACATCCGGGATTATCTGACCGAGGAAGAACTACTGTTAGTTCAGAATGCAGAAATGCTTGTAAGTTCACTGGTTGGATACGGTTGGGGATACGGAGAAATTAAGGAATTTTTGGAAAATAAGTCGGTGAATAAACTGGTCGGATGATAGACGCCCTAGATTCAATCTAGTGCATTTTTATTTTTTGAAAAAATGCTTGACTTGTATCTCGAAACATTATATAATGTATCTCGAAACAAGGAGGTGATACCCATAGCACCTAAAAGCAGAGCCGATTACTTCAAAGAGCGAAGAAAGAAAACAAAAAATTTTAGTGTTGAAATCGAAAAGGAAAAGTTTGAGAAGTTAGAGGAAAAACTTTCCCAAAAAGGATTGACTAAAACGAAATGGTTTAACGAAAAAGTTGATGAAGAAATCGGAAACTAAAAAAGAAGGAGCAGCCATACCCGCAAAGTAACCGGCTGCTCCTTTACCCCAAAAGGATTATGTAAATTATAGCACTGCATCTTCCTTTTGGCAAATTATTTTTGATTAAATGGAGGAGCTGAAAATGAGAGAAGAACTTATCAAAAAAATTATCTGTAACCTTGAAAATACCAGCATTCATTTCCTCAAATGCATATTGGCATATACAAATATACTTTGTGATAGATAAAAAGAAAGGAAAAATAATATGGAAAATATTGTAAACGTTGAAGGAACAGAGTTAGATGTCAGAGAATACAATGGTCAGATGGTTGTTACTTTTGACGATATCGACCTTGTTCATAAAAGACCAAGTGGAACGGCTAGAAAAGCGTTTAATAGAAACAAAAAGCGCTTTATAAATGGCGTTGATTATATTGTTTTGGAAAAAGAAAATTCTAATGTCCACCGGGTGGACATTAGAAATATTGATATTCCAAACAGAGGTATTACTGTATTCACCGAAAGCGGATACCTTATGCTTGTAAAACCATTTAAGGATGATTTATCATGGAAAGTTCAGAGGAGCCTTGTCAATGCTTATTTTGCATTAAGAAATCAACATCCAGCACCTACTTCCACCACAGCAATCGAGGAAAAGCCGACATTAGAGTTTGAAACAGACTGGTTCTGCATCAACCGTGGCAAAATCAACTACATCTGCCGTTGCTACGACATTACATCAAAGGAATATATGCACCACTTACTTGAAGTTTTGGGAAGAACGTATAATTTTGATGAAGCAAAGAGAATTTACAGCGCAACGACCGGAAACTGGAAATGCAGAAATTCCGAAGTAATCACCTACTTCCCACAGCTTTCAGAACTTGCATCTAAAATTCTTCAGCAAGATGTTGATAACTGTGCAACAGAAGAGACCCCATAAAAAGGGGTCTTTTCTATGCCATTCTTTTATTCGACGAAATTCGTCGAAAGAAATATTTAAGGGATTATTTTTCCCCTAAAACACATTTTACTGGTATTCTGATTTTGTTAAGCGACACGTTGTCGCTCAATTATTCTATTGTATGTTAAACATACGAAGCAAATCTCAATGTGAATGTCGGTCACATTGCCATTCCAACAATACCTCTTATCAGTTCATCAGCCAGTGCAAACACTTCTCTTCCGTAGGTAGCCAAAAAGTCGGCAACAATTTCTTCTGTCTGAATATCCATAGTCAAATTGTAGGACAGGCAGAACGCATGGCACAATTCATGGCACAGCACACGGTCATAGAAATTGCCATGAATCATATTTGATATGTAAATATCTCTTGTGTTCCTGTCTGTCATGCCAAACGTATATGTACCATCAGAACGCATCAGCATAGGGCTGGGACTTCCTACAAGCCTTAAATTCCAGTCTATTCCATTTATCGTGAACAACTTACCACCTCCAACATAAAAGGGGCTAAATAAGCCCCTTAAGTGTTTTAACCGATTTTTGTTACCAGTGCAGACAGCTTGTTTCGCAGTACCGTCTTTTCTTCCGGTGTTGCATCGTTGATGATCTCCGTCATGTCGTTTGCAAGTTCGGTCATGTAGGTGTTCAGGTCACGGACTTTAGCTTCCTTGTCCTGCTGTGTATTCGCCTTATGCAGTTCCTTATTTTCCATGTAGGTTCTGCGGCTCATTCCACTTCTGCCCTCTCTTGCATCACGCATACCGGATGAAGAAGTTTCCGTGTAGTACATACGCCCCATGTCTCTGTCCATGTCACGGTGATACATTTCCGGAGTCATGTGATAATAGGGTGGTTCTTCATAACCTCTGCGGTAGGTTCCACGACCTTTAGGTGCAAATCTGCCGTCAGCATAGCGGTAATGGTCATAGAACCGTCTTCCACCATCCCCATAACGTTCAAACATTTCCATGTTTTCGTCCGAATCATATTCCTGCATGGTTTTTGTCAGTTCCCGATAGTACATAGCTTCCGATAAGTCTTTCATCATGTCGATGACCTTCCCCATTTCGCAAGTATCTACTTTGTCAATTCCTTTGTCAAACTGCGTTTTAGCGCATTCAGAAAGTTTTTCAATCATTTCATGCATTCTTTTAACATCCATGATTTTTCACCTCCTACGCTTCACGAACGGCAATCAAATTGCTGTTCTGCACTTCAATAGCTTGCGTAGAAGTGTTCTGAACGGCTACCGTACTGCAGCATCCACGAGGAACATCAATGTAAGCCTGTGCAGAAACATTGAAGAAATTCTCTACTGCTGCCGGAGTTACAATCATTCTTGTGGACTGCAAAGGTTCTCCGTCTACTGCCAGTGCAAGGGAAATTTCCTCAACAGTTCCACCAGTGGGAATCTGAATGTTGCCGGAATAACTTACAAGGAATCTTGCACGACACTGATTAGTGATACCTCTTAACTTCACAATTCCGGATCCCTCTCTATGATTGATACAGTTACTTCCATTTACGGCAGTTTCGGTAAAAGCAACGTCTGCTCCTGCTGCCACAGTCTGTAATGCTACTGCTGTATATTCAGCCATAATAAAACCTCTCTTTCAAAATCAAAGGGGCAAACCATATAGTCTGCCCCATGTTGTCAGTAATTCTGCATAGCAGACATAACCTTAAGGTTAAGTTACTCGATATGCAGTTTTAGCATCCGCAACCAGTGTTGCAACCACATCCGCATCCGTAATATACATTAGGGTTGGGAACCTGGTATGCCGGGATGGGCGCAGGATTCACAGCGTTGATGATCTGCTGTGTCTGTGCACTCATGGCAGTAGTCAGAAGAGCATTCTGACGATCCTGAGAAGCGGCTCTGCGCAGATCGTTGTTCTCTGCCTGCAGAGTAGCGATCTTATCCTGGCATAAGTAGTCAAGGATTGCTCTTGTACCTGCATTCTGGCTGTCGATAATGTCACGAGTGTTGTTATTCATGATGTTCTGCAATGCGCAAGTATTCGTTGCCATATTGTAGTTTACACCCTGGATAGCTTCACGGGTGTCGCAGCAACATTGTGCTAACTGTGCCTGTAAAGCGTTAGCATTCTGCATTCCTGCTACGGTGTCGGCATTGATAGCCTGTTGGATGCCATAGCCAGTCTGTAAAATGTTGGTATTTACGCCATTAAATCCGGTAAGCATACCGTTGTTTACAGCGTAGAATCCGTCACACAGACCGTTGTTGATTCCGTCCAGTTTACCGATGATAGACTGGGTGTCGAACCCTCTTTGCAATGCAGAATCGGTGTAGTAACTGGAATTAGAGCCATTACCGCCCCATCCATTACCGCCCCAACCGCCAAAAGCGAAGAAAAGGACGAAAATAATAATCCACCATGCACCATCTTCACCCCATGCACCGTTGTTACCGTATCCGCCATTAGCTGGAATAACAGGCATGGTAAAGGGAGTATTGTTACTCTCAAACATAATTTTTACCTCCATATAAGATTTTTTATACTTAATCTTGCAAGAATTTAGTATCTACTTCATAGGAAATTGACGCTTGAATTTTTCAAATTCAGAATCAAAATCTACGCCACGTTCCTTAGCAATATTTCTGCCAAAATTTTCAACACCTGATATGTCACCTTTTTGCGCCATTCCCATTACATTTCTAATCATGGGGTTTTGCATCATCTGACTATTTCCCATAATCCCTTGAATTATTTGTTGTGGATTTCCCATCCCTTTGAGCATCTGCATAGGATTCATCATTTTCATTCTGCATCATCCTTTCTTTGCGATTGTGGAGTTTTCCTTTGCGTTTGCGAAGTTTTCAACTGTTCAATCTTTTGTTCCAGTTCATCGAAACGCTTCATAAATACCGCTGTGGCTTCGTCTGATAGGTCAAATTTCGCCTTTTCTGTGTCTGACGGTAAATTGTTAGGGTCTGCATCTAAAACAGGCTTGTAAAGCCTTGTATAGATTTTCCCATCTGCTCCCCAGGATTTAGCATAGATCTCCGACAGGTCCTGTTTTGGGAAAAATGCTGTGTTTCCATCCATAGGAACCTCATTCGGTGCTATGCACTCTTGCGCAGGTACAATACGTCCGTACATCTGTACTGCGTTTTGCTGTGGCTGTTGCATAAACTGCTGTGGTTGGAATTGTTCCTGTTGTGGCATAAACTGTCCGTACATAGGTGTTCTATACTGCGGATTGAAATAGTTCGGATTCATAATCGGCTGCGGCATGGCTGTTCTCCCTTTCTTCCATTGATTCTATCTGTTTCGCAATTTCAACTTCATCAAGTGTCTGATATGTTGGCTTGTTCATAAGTCCCAACGGACTGAAATTCATAAGCATTACCCGTTTCTCCTAAAACTTCCTCGATCACATGAACCATGATTGATTGATACTTAATCGGAACTTCCCTTGTACGTTCTTTGCTGAATATATGTTCCAGTGTTTCATCAGAAAATTTGAATTTTCCCATAAGGTCATCCCTCCTTATGATTAAATTTTGGCATAAAAAAAGACGGTCTACCCGTCATGTATCCGTCACATTTCATTCACTATAAAATTATTGGAATCTTTGCAAAAAACTCCTTTCGTTTTAGGCTTGACTACTATTTTGACTACTATCCGACTACCCGTTGCCCGGGAATGCCCATTTTATCAGCTTTTTCGAGTGGAAGCAAGGGGGCTCGAACCCCACTCTATTCCTCTTACTTTCCGCATATTTACTGGCTTTCTAGGTGTTTTTTGTTGATTACTTTTGACTACTTTCGCAAAAATAGTAGTCAAATCACCTTGCCTGTAAATCTGGTATGCTACTCAAAATAGACGATTTCTTTTCAATGGTTTTCCTGTTCCTATGATAGTGTATTTCTGATGTCATGATATCTGTATGCCCCATCTGATCCATGACAAGTCTCTTATCCACATTGTTATCCATAAGAATAGTTCCATATGTCTTTCTTACTTTGTGCGGTGGCTTTGGATAAATTTTCAATTTCCTGCAAAGCCTTTTTTGCCTTTGTCTAACCGCCTGTGCAGTAATCCTAATATCGTTTTTTGTAAAAATGTAATCTCCAAATGGATTCATGTACTTTATTTTATCGCAAATCCATACATAATCATTCGGTATAATTGCTGTTCTGATTCCTGCTTTGGTTTTAGGATACTCTTTTACTTCAACAACATTGTTTCCGCTTTCGTCTTTATACTTCGTTTCTGTCCTGCGAACGTTAAAAGTATTATCAGAAAAATCGGAATGTCTTAATGTTACAACTTCTCCGATACGTACACCAGTTAAAAACATAAGCAATATAGCAACATTAGAAGTATCAAGGTGGCTGACAAGATACTTAATCATTACATCAGTTTCATATTCGTCGAATACTTCTTCATAGTCTTCCTTTATTACTTTTTTAAAATCACTATCAGATACGTCAAGATTCTCAAAAAGTTCTACAATATTAAAATCAATAAGTTTACGTTTTTTCGCCCGTTTAAGGAAGGTTCTTGTAATTCCTTTTAGACCGGAAAAAGATTTAGGTGTCAACTCTTTATCGGCAATTTCTTCCTCTAAAAAATCCCCCCATTCATCTTCTGATATTGATTTTATTCTTCGCTTACCCAACTCTCCATAGTGTCTTAGAAAATATCTCTCATCTCTGTCGTATGTTGCTTTACATATCTTTTTAAGAGACAATCTCCGGTCTTCACATTCGTAAAACACTTCTGTAACTGTTGGATTTTGCTCTTTTTGGTAGTAAAACTCAATAACTTCTTCTTTGAGATCTTCCTCGCTTTTCTTTTTTACAAGTCTCCTTCCTTTTTCTTCATCTGGCAAATAAGTTCTCCAGTATCCGTCTTTGCCTTTGTTGATTGCGTATTGGTGTTTCTTCAGATACTCCTCTTTCTTTTTCATTTCAATGCTTTTTTGCAAAGATTCCGTGTCAATCATACCATTGCTAACGGCATATTGCAATATTTCCATATCAGAAAGTTCCAAATCTATCACCTTCTAACCGCTTAAGTTTATTTTTTATAGACCTTACTCTTCTTTCTACAGTAGTTACAGAAATGGAATGTCTAAAGGATATTTCTTTTTGAGAAATTCCTTTAGACAAATCCCAAAACACTTTCTCTTCCTCTTCCGTGAAATTGGCGTTCCGGAAGATTTCTTCAAGTTCTGGCTTAGTCAGTTTTGACAACTTCATAAGCCATTCTCCTTAACTAAATTTTCAGTTTAGATGTTCATAACACCAGACTTCCATCCTGCTTTTTTAGCCTCTTCTGAAAGAATCTCATTTTCTTCAGCTATAGCCATTTTTCTTTGTTGTTTTTCTAAACAATATATTGATAAAATTTCATCCACCAACTCATTAATACTACATAGCATATCTCCGTCAACCTCTTCGGTTCGTTCTGCATCATTTAAAATATTTTTTATATCTTCTGCACATTCATGTATTTTTCTCATACAAATGCCTCCATAAATCTTAATATTTCAGTTTACTTCATAAAAAGCAACCAACGGGTCTTACCTCTCTGATCTCCCAACAATGGTTTCGTACCAAATGCTTTCAGCACTTCCGATAATTTGATCTGATCCTCATTCCATTTAAAGACAAGTAGTCCATACGGTTCAAGCACCCTCATGCACTCATCAAATCCGGTTTTCAAGTACGTTGGCCAATCTGCCGGAAGCACTCCGTATTTCTGCCGGAGCCATGACCCTGTACCGGCATGGATAAGATGCGGAGGATCAAATACCACGATCTTAAAACTGTTATCAGTGTACGGCATATCTCGGAAATCCATATGCACATCCGGCTTTACCAGAAGAGATCTACCGTCACACAAGGTTGTTTCTACCTCCCGGTTGTCTGCAAATATGACATCCGGGTTCTGGCGGTCAAACCAAAACATCCTGCTACCGCAACAGGCATCCAGTATTTTTTTCATATTTTGTCTCTCTTTCATTTTTCATAACTAACAGATAAACCATATTTTCCTTTGTTTGCGGCATTCACAACACCAATATTCATGATATGCTAATCCGATTCTAAATCTTGTATTATGAAACAAAACAAATCGCTCTGCCATACACACAGATTCAGGGTGGTGTATTTTCATACATCTTCTTTTTGTCATTTTTATTTCTCCACTAAATCCTAAGAGCATTACCGCAAAATCTACAGTACTTTGCCAATATCACACACTTGGAACCGCCTGTATAATGGCTTTCCACATATTTGTGTACTACTGCTCCACAATATTTACACGTTATTCTTGCCATAACAGCGTAGCTGTCATTTATTTCTTTCTGTTCATCGTGTGACCACATTTCTCGCTTAACTCCTTTGCTAAATACTAAGTTACATACTTAATTTCTTACCTTATCCAAGTACTCCTTGCATTTCCAATACACTTCCGGATCAAATTCTTTCCGCTCATGCTCATATGCGCTGTAATCTGCCGAACTGCATCCGGCAATCTGTGCCATCTTAAACATGGACACTTTTGCATCTCTTCTTAGTGCTGCAATATAGCCTGCGTACATCCCTTTGTCTCCGTTGGCTAACTGTATTCTTGCCATTTCCTGAATATCTTTCGATGCAGATGCTTCCATTATTTGATTTATTGTGCATTCCTCGTTGTGGCAATCATAAAGGCAACCGTGGATTCCATTCTTGCCATCGAAAAAGCCAACCACATATTTTGTAGGTTCCTCACAGTCATTACATTTTGCATTTATAGCCATAATTTTCACCACCTTTTAACTTGCCGAACTACCGAATTTTCCTCGGTAGTTCAATTTTCCCAACTAGTAACTTGCTTTTGAGTTCCCAAGCAACAACTCAAATATCAATTTCACTTTTTAGTTCCTGATTTCACTCCCTACGCTTGCGCCGCCACCACCGGCAAAGCAGTCAATGATAATGTTATTTTTCATGGCATCACCTCCGGCATAAAATCAGATAATCGCATTTGTGCCATTTCTGCATCTAATCTCTTTTTGGACAAATCATAATAATGTTTGTCCAGTTCAAAGCCAACATATGGATGGTTGGTTCTGTAGCAGGCTATCAAGCTGCTGGCACTGCCTACATGTGTGTCCAAGATAATGTCTCCGGGCTTTGCATAGCGGTTTAGGAGCCATTCATATAGTGCTACCGGCTTTTGTGTAGGGTGGATACGGTTTTCTTTGTGTTTCATATTTTGCTGAAGCATTCCGTTCCACCTATATTTAATCTTCCTTACTGCAGTACTGAACGAAGTCCATGCAAGTTCACAATCAGCAAAATCAGCATTTCCATTATCTTTATCCCAAACAATCCAACAACTACTATCAAACGGCATTTTGCTTATAAAATGATTTGCCCTAAAAATAATCTGATTTTTTGACACTCTAAACAGTTCATCGAAATATTTTTCGTTTGGTGGATTTATATCCATTCCGCTAAAACTCTTGTAATCCTTTGCTTTTGCCAGTTTACCTCTTGTATGGTTTTTATCCCCATTTTCTCCAATCCCATACGGTGGATCCACAATCGCAAGGTCAAAGTAACCATCCGGGAACTCTTTCATCCCATCCATGCAATCCATGTTGTAATATCCAAAATCCATTACGGCATCACCCCCGGAATATCCTCAAAACTAATCTGATTATCTCTTTCAAAGACAATCATCTCATTTTTGGCTCTCTGATAAAAATTGCGGTCAATCTCAAATCCGAATGCACTTCTCCCGATCTCTGCGGCTGCTCTTAAGGTACTACCGCTGCCACAGCAAGGATCAATCACTACATCACCGGGATCTGTAAAAATCTCTATCAGTTTTTTCAACACCGCTACCGGCTTCTGTGCCGGATGGATTTTCGGAATATCTTTTCCGTCTTTCTCCCAACTGAACCAGTTAAAAATCATTTTCCCAGTGCCACGGATCGTCTTTCCGTCCTCGTCAACCCTTGCACCGTTCCGGAACTTCGGCAGCTTTTCACGGTAGAACACAAGAGCATATTCAGTAGCACCAACCACACGCATATTTGCCTTAAGCACCTGCGGACTGTAATTTTTAACAAATACTAGCGGTATGTAATGGACGAATCCATGTTTATATGCGGCATCAATCAGCGTAGGCATCTGTTCAAAAGAGCAGAAAACGATCATGCAAGGACTGTTGCTACTTCTTCCCCTGGTAACGCTATTCTTGTCTTCCTTTTTCAGCATCTTTGAGCAGAAATGGAAATACTCATACAGATTGAAGTTGAAATCAGAATTGAATGCTGCCTTTCCTGCAAGTTTGCTTTCACCGTTCTTGTTATCCCCACCGTTGTACCACATAGGGTTACTGCCGTAGAAATTCTTGCCGACATTATACGGGACATCGGCAATGATAAGCTGTGCCGGAGGTATGGCATATTTCTTATAGTTCTGCATTGAATCTCTGTAAATCTCACATTTTAATTTTTTCATTTTTCAAGGAGACCGCATATGCTTCACTCTGGCCAGAGTCTCGGCTCCTTTCTTGGTTTTATCTAACTATCATTTCTGCTTGTTCCTTGTACTGTATCCCCGCCATCTGCACCAGGTAGTGCTGCAAGGCTTCTGCGACGCTGATTCTGTGCTTGGTGCAGTATCGATCAACGTAGCGTTTGAAGTCCGCATTCTGCTCGTACAGGGCGGTGTAATCAATGTTCTGCATCTGCATCACACTCCTTCCGGCTTCTCGCACCGTTCAAATTCGATAACCCACACCCACGGATTCGCGCCCCAACCGTAGCAGTCAAGATCAGCTTTCTTGATGGTGCTGTTCCAGAGATTTTCCCATTCTTTTAACGCAATCTCTACATCTCCGCAATGAACGGCTGCAGAAGAAAGTCCCTCATTGCGAATACCATCAGCAGTGATATCCTGCAACCGCTCCACTCTCACATCCGTAACCTTAAGCCAGATCCGCGTCGCTTCTTTTGGCATGTGGATGGATGGACGTTTAACCCAACTATAATTCCACCCCGTTTCCGGTTTTTCATCGGAAGCAACATATCTAAATTCGTTATACCATGACGGTTTTGTCTCTCCGTCAACATCCAAATAGTACCCTATTTTCTGCCATACGGTTTCCCGTACATACAGGATGTCCCCCGGCTGATATGGCGATCTTCTCTCTGGCTCCATCGGATAACCACATCTTGCGCAATATACATTTTCTGCCATATTGTCATATATGTACTCATTGTGTACATACTTGCAAATCGGGCATTCTTCCCACTGTGGTTTTACGACTCTCCTTGTGCAAGTCTTTCGTCCGTCCAGAATTGCCCGAACCATTTCTGTATTGAATAAAATCGGTTTAATTGCCATCCGTTTCACCTACTTTCTCAAAATAGAACTTTATCGGTTCTCTGTTTTCCTGCACCATACCGAATCTGACTGCGATATTGTATGTACAAACATCTCTTTTCAGTCTGTCAGGTATCTTCTGCAACTGCTTTCTGAATGTCTCTAAATCCATTGTTGCCTTATAACGGTTACATGAGCCACAAGACGGCATAAGATTTCTAATGTCATGTACATCGATACCGGTAAAATCCTCTGTGTACTCATAGTTTCTAAGGCAATGTAAATGGTCTACATTAAAGCCTTTTTCTTGTATTTCACATCCACAGTAGGCACAATGCCCGTTGTACTTTTTGTACACTAATTTTCTGACAGATTTAGGAATCGGTTTTCGCATCTGCTCCACCTGCCTTTACAATCTCCAAACACATCTTTCTTTGCAGATACTGTTCCTGGTATCTTTGATAACACGGGCTATTTTTCGTGCAATTCATATATCTTTGAAAAGCCAATTCTGTTTTCTCTTCCAACTGCTGCACAACCTTGTCCGGGTCGTAGGCGGTCGGCTGCTTCTCCACAAGTGCCACAATGCTGCAAAAAATTTCTTTCAATTCATCAACGCACAGATCATACGACTCCTCCTCTTTTTTGTGTTTTTCCGAAATCTGCGCAATCAACGCATCCGCATCAATTAGTCTCATTCTTCATCCCTCCAATCTAATTTCTGACCACAATTCTTGCAATAATCATATCTGTCATGTGTTTTCAGCCATTCATCAAGGATTTGTTCGTCTCTATGCTTTTCAAATACCGCTATTGCATCTGCCAGAAAGTCGGTCTGGGCAAACCATTTCAGATCGTCAATCACTTTCCACGGGTTATCGCCAGATACATTCATACAAACTTCATGTAACCTTTCCATTTGATCGCAGTCTTTATATTTTTCCTCTATTTCTGCGATAGGAGATTTTAATGCGTGATAATTGCGAATGTGAACATAATTGAAGTATGCCGAGGAATATTCCCCTACTTCATACTCTCCGGGTTCAAATGTGTGGTTTTGCATCACGATCTGCAAAGCAACTGGAAGTTCGATAATGAGCATTTCGGCTTTTTCAATATCCTCAGCAGCGTATTCTCCACTTTCTTCATCGCAGTGCCATCCCATGATTTCACACACATTTGTTGTGGGGCCGCTGTTCCCAAATGGTCTTTTAACATCTATTGCCGGTCTATACCTATCCTCAGAATCTATTAAAATAGAGATTCTAAAATTAAGGTCTGTCATAATCTTTATGTGCTCCGGTTTTAATTCAAAACTTGGCATATCAACCTACCTCCGTTTCATTCCTCTGACTGTCTACTTCTCTCTTGCTTCCAACAGGCTATTAAATGTAAATCCTTCACTTATACATTAATCCTCGAATTTCATGTATTCTTCCATGTTCTCCGGTGTGATGTTTCTCCCAATCATAGATTTGCAGATTTCTACTGATTTCCGGCATTCCTCCACCGTACCTATCTGCCGGTACTGCTGAACTTCTTCCAGTGCCTTGATTGCCATCTCGTAACCTTGGATTTCGTTTTTTCTCTCGTAATTCTGTATACACATTTTGGCTAAATCAATAGATGTCTCAATTTCTTTGATTGCTTCATTCTCCGTCATATCCACTCCTCCTTAACTCCATTTAAAATCCTCACAAGGTCTCATTCTCCGCTGATTCTTACCCCTTTTATTGCATATTCCCCAACCACCGTAATGACAATCTTCGCAGGTAATCGTATATTGATTTAAATTTTCCTCAATACATTTCTTGCACTGGTAAGAATTTTGATTATACACATACCGACAATTACGATTCTTGCGTTTGCATGTCTCCATATTTCTCCTCCAACAGTTCCGGATCGTCAAATACGTTTCCGACAACCTCATAAATACAATCACTGCTTATACGTGGCTTCGATAATCCGTACTCATTACTTGTCCGATAAAATCCGGCATAATTTTCATCCCAAAGTACAGTTCCGGTGCAATAGTTTTCTGGATGTGCATCATCATTGTAATGCTTAACAATATCATTCTCCCAAATTATAGTACCGTTCTTGTCCTTAAGTCCGGTGCACCAGCAGACGGTTTTAGGTATAACCTCTACAATCTTATTTCCATGACTATTTTTTCCGCTATCAACGTCATAAAACTTTTCCGGCTCATTTACGATAATTACCGTCTTTTCTCCAAGGACTGCACAAAATCCAGTTACCCACTGTTTTCTAGTCCCTATTGGTCTTGCTTTACATAAATATCTATCCTGCATCCTCATTCCTCACTTTCTTTCTGTAACCATGCCAATGTACAATCCTTACATACCTTGTCACTTTTTAATAAATTCCGCAGGACACATAATAGCGCCATTGCCAACTCCTCGTCCGTCATGCTCCTGATCCGGTCTGCGTTGGTCATAGGTGCGTAGTGCTCGCAATCTCTTTCTATGTCCTCATGCGGACAGTCGTTGATTTTCTCACACCATGAGTACGCATCAAACCCATTATCCTTTGTTTCTAAATTCTTGCAGTTATTACATCTCGCCATCTTCTACCTCACTTTCCCTGTACGGCTCCGGCAGTGGCATCCAATATAAAACTTTTCCCGTAAAATTCCATTCTTTAAATATACCTTCGCAATCTATATCCTCAATAGACATAAACTCTTCATTGTCATATCTAACCCATGTCAAATATGATCCGCTTTCTTCCGGCAGTCTCTCGCTCACCGGAATCCACACCGGCTGATTTTGCAAGGCGGTGATTGCCATTTGTAATGCATCCTCGCACAACTCAGAATCCCCAAAGTCATCTGAAAGCATATTGACTAATTGCTTAAGCATTTTGATAGCTTCTTCTCTCTTCATTCCGCACCTTCTATTTCTGCCAGCTTGGCTTCGGCTTCCGCTCTCGATAAGAATACTTTTTTACCTATATCATCTAAGAAATAACAACTTTCACCCATTTTATCCATGACATCAATTCTTACAATTATTTTTTCATTGAAAAACTGCTTGATATTTATTTGTAAAACGTGTGTTGTAATAATCGGTTCTTTTGCATATGGAGTTATACGATATAATTTATCTCCCACCTTACACGGCAACCGCAAGAGCAATCCCTGTTCCTCGGCATCCTCATAAGCGGACAACTTTTCCGTAGGACTTCCATTGCCATAATCAGGTAATCTCCAAATTGTCTCTCCGCATCTTTCACATTCAAACGGATTCTTATACACCGCCACTCCTGCTATATTTCTAGTTGTCAGTCTCTCCATCCTTGCTCCTTTACTCATAGTGCAAATTTAACTCAATACCATCAATGTTGCCGTTCAGCTTATTCTGACAGTGGCACAGCAGTAAATCCAATTCATTTGAGTCCGTAATTTTCTTTGTGCGAATGTACGATAAAACTCTGTTTACACTATCTCTGCGATATTCTGATAGCATTTTTTCATGTTCATGTTTGCACTCTTCAAGTTCTAATTTTGCAGCTTTAACCGATTGCGTTCTGATTTTTACTTCATCAAACTTATTACGGCATTTTTCATAGTCTTTTTCCAATTCTATACGTCTACTTTCTGCAACTTCTTCGGCTGTGTATCCTCTAATCTCTGCTGTTTTTCCCATTCTTGCTCCTTTCCTTGATCCTCGGTCTCTCCACCATCACTGGATAGCTGCACTCATACGGCTTCGTTCGTCCGATTCTAATAGCATCAGCAACCGGATGTGTAGCCATGTAGAGTAAGTCACCGTTCTGAAAGTTTCCTGTTCCCTCTCTCATACAGCTACACTCCTTTTCCGTATGTACTTGCAATTCCATATACATTGCAAATTTCTCTGTAATATTTTTCCTGTGCATGGATATGAGCATCCACACGGTCAAGTTCCGTCTCACACCACTTTGCAAATTCTTCCTTGGACAATGGTTTTTCCAAATTTTCAAATTTCTCTCTGTTGTCAATCACAAAACACACCATGTCAACCGGAATGTGGTTCAAATCCGCAAGAATCTGAATCTGCTTATCTTTATCCTCTGCTTTTTCATAATTAGCCAACAATTCATAACCTGTCATCTGCATTTGTATCACCTCTTATCAAGTTTTATTTCTTTGTCGTAGCAACTTTTCTTCGGATTTCCCTCTACTGGGGAAACCATCTTTTTAGGATCCGTAGTATATGCTCCGTTTAGTTTCAAACCTATTTTGCTTTTTTCGTCCACGTAGCATGACGGCTTGTAACGATCCGGTGGAATGTAATTGTGAATGCGCCAGTGCTTTACAAGCATAACACCACTATCGAAAGATAAAAGGAATCTATTGTCTATCAATGCTTTCAAATCATCATCAGAAGCACCGCACATCCTTATGATTTTCCGTGGATTATTCACGAATCCGTCATCGTCAGCGTTCATACAGATATGGAAATAAAGCATTTGAGCCGTAGCAGGAATATCCAAAAAAGCATCACTCTCAATTATTTTTGCGCTGAACATTCGTTTTTCTGCCATTTATAACTCCTTACTCAAAAATAGGCTTCTCAATATAGATCCCGGTATTTTCCACCAGTTCTCTCCATAAATCCATGAAATCCTTTCCGTTGCACTTGTCTCCAGCTTTGTCCATGTGGTCAGAAAACTTATCCTTGAAATTCGTCAGCTTCTTCTTACCAAATCCATCTTCCATAAGAATTACCATTCCATATAGGATGTACCTTGTGGACAACTCATTGATAAGATTGTTACATCTGACCTGTTCCTGGATGCATTTCTGCGCTACAACCGACTTGTAATGTGGATAATCAGCTTCGGTAAATTCCTTGTACTCAATCGTCCAGTCTGCAAAATCGTTAAGCCTACTCTGTAACTCCGTATAATGCTCATTCTCGTACTTTTCGTTGTACTCGGTGAATTTACCGCAAAAGTCGGAAAGTCTCGTCTGTGAGTACTTGTAGTCTTTCCACAAGGTATAGCAGAACAGTGTCAGTATTCCGGTGAATGGACTTCTCTCCGCAGACTGCTTCAAAAGTTCTGTCTGCCGCATGATTTTCAAAATTTCCTGCGGATTGTCATATCGTTTTGGCATTTTATGTATCACCTCTTTTCAAGTTCTGGCTCTTTCCTTTTGCAATGAGTAGCACCGTATTCTGATTTTCCTACATATTCGTAGCAATCAACACATTTCCATCTACCACTTTGATACGGTTTGTGAGTACGTCCGTTGATTGAGTGCATTGTGTTTGGGTACTCATTCCAACAGCTACAATCGTAATTTTTTTCGCTCATGTAATCTTCTCAAATTGCTTTAACAGGCATTCCTTACAAAACTGTACACCGTCAAACTCGTAAAGTTCCTATACCTCTTCCTTACAATCATCGCAATACAAATGTTTCACATTTATGTTCGGGCACCTATTGCCGAGACATGGATAAGCTTCCGTTGCGCATCCGCAGCATTCACCTTCGTATTTCACCATTTTCTGAAAAACTCCTTTAATTTATTGCATACTTGCTGAAATCTATACTTAAACAAATACTTTTTAAAAGATTCAGTTCCGTATTGATAGCAAAGATACATAATTTGTTTTTGAGTAGAAAGAGATTCATAAAACTCCTTGTCAGTTTCTTCAACGTATTGTAAAAGTACTTCATAGTCTGTTTTATTCATTACTTTCACCATCCTTTTCTCCATGCAAAAGTTCCATAAACCGAACAAATTGTCTTTGCGACACGGAATTGTTCTGCTTCTCAGGCTTCAAACTGATTATCAGATGCTTGTCGGCAATGTTCGCCAGTTCCCTTGCAAGGTTGATTTTGCCTTGCTGTATGCCTTGCGAATAAGTTTTAGGCTGTTTATATTGCCCTGTTACTTGTTTCCCTTTACCTTGGCTTCCTGCCGTGACGTTGTACATCTGAATACCACTATCAGAACATTTTTTAATATACTCGACTTCTTTTTCATCAAGTTCTGATATCCCACAGGTTAAAAAATGCAATGACCACCCATGCGGATTATCTTTGCTCTTGAAGCCATGTTTTTTAAGGCTCAATGCTATATGGTCGTATTCCGCAAGGTGAGAAGATGTGCGCTCTAAAAGTCTGACAGCTTGCCCACAATACCCTCTTCTGATTCCTGCTTCGTCCACTCTGTAAAACAAATAGATTCCGCTAACATTCGATATTTCGGGGCATATCTGTTTTATTTTTTTCTCACGTTCTGCTTTCATAGCATAGATTTTCTTCCAATCAGCCAACCGAATCACCGCCTTTCAAATGGAATCAAATATCCGTCCGGCAAGGCATTTATAATATTTCTCAATGCCCCATATCCTGTTTTTTTGCATATTGACTAAAGCATTGCTTTGACAGGTATTCAGTTCGGATATGTTAGAATCAATGCTCTGCATTATTTCACTTCTTAATTGCGGTGTAAGTGGTCTATAAAATGTGTCAGCCATTCGCACCACCATTTCTGTACTTTTCCAGTTCTGCAATCATGGTCTCTCTGCCAATATCTGCGCTCTCATACCACTCTACCGCATGAAAAACACCGTTAAGATTCTCGCTCAAAACCTCAATTCTGATACTTGCCGACCGGATATACTCAATCAACCGCTGTGTATCTCGTGCTATGTCCTCGTAACCGTACAACTGTAAGTGTTGCACCATAATTTCAAGGTTGGAGATACTTGACGGCTCCATTAGCTCATTGACATCCTTGTAGCACAAATAACCAAAACTTCCACCACTCAAAACGGGCACTCCTTTCCATTCTGTAAAATCCATTCCTTGCCTGCTGCCGCATAGTCTACATTCGCCAATGGATCAATCTTTTTTACCTCTGTGACACATTCTTTGGCATCAGAATTATCACGGCTTAAATGGCACAATATGACGTTCTGCAAGGCATCTGATTTGTTCGCAAGAACAAATTCCTTTACTGTTTCCAGTTCCATATGACCACGGTACACATGGGATTTCTTAGCATCGTTGGAATCCTCTGTAATGTACTTCTTCTGATAGTTACATGAAATAAGGATGTGGTTTAATTCATGGAACCGCCACTTAACAAATTCCGTGTCAGTTACATAAAGCAATTTCCCCATTTCCGGGTGAGTAATCAGGAATCCATAACAAGGGCATTCTGAACCATCAGCGTTGGTATGTGTCCACTTACCATCCAGTGTAGTAAGATCAAATGCCATTATTTTTCCACCAGTAAAGCATATTTCCATAGGTTCTAAACTCTCATATGGCTTAAATACTGGTATTCCCATGTGTTTAAGGTCTGATACGGATAATGAGTGGTCTTTGTGCGTATGGGTGCATATCGCACCCACAACACACTTAATATCCCAGTTAAGACCACGTTTTATGTCCATGATAGGGAGTCCTGCATCCAGTAAAAGTGTTTCACTGTTATCTGCCGTTAGAAGATAGCAGTTACCTGAAGAACCGGATCCTAAACATTTTAGCTTCATGTTTCTACCTCAATTTCGTCATCTTTTGGAAACTGAAATATGCAGTTATTTACATATTCAACTTTTGATGGCTCATTGTTCATGGTTTGAACTATAATTCCACTATTTTTCAATTTTTCAAACTGTTTTACCACATCTTCTGTAATTTCAACATTTTGAAAAAGAATCGGCATACCAACGTATGCTTTTCTAAGCATTTCCATAGCTTTCTTCGATTTTTCTTCTTTGGAATATGTAGCTACAACGCCATGCGCAATTTCTGAGGGTCTGGCAATGGTATCTCTTATCGCAACAATGGAATTATCTTTTGTAATTCCAAAGCAAAAATTTTCATATGGAATATCAGTTCTACCGTCCTGTGAAATAATTCTCATGGTGTCCTCCCTACTTAAAGCAATCCGGTGTCTCTGCGCTGGAAATGTCAGTCTCTGCGGTCTGCGGTACTTCCTCAAATGTTGCGTCAGGAAACTCGATAGTGTTTGCATTTGCCTGTACCTCTTCTGCCACAACTTTTTCCACATCAAGTTTCACATCGGAAACATCAGGAAATTCTTCCTGCGCATACAAACCTTGGAATTTATCCGGAAAAGCTTCTCTTAATGCCTGTACAACAGCAACTTTTCTTATCATTGTTGCAGGCTTTTTAGACCATTGACCGTTGATTGTTCCATCTTTTTTTCTTCCAACATATTCATCGAAAGATACTGACTGGTACTCCGGTGTCTCTCTTCCTTTGATAAACACTTTAGCCCAACCTCCTACAATAGATTCGTCCTTAAGGACAAAAGAACCTTCTCTTTCTTCAACGGAGCCATCTTTCTTCTGAACAATAATTCCTGCTTTTTTTCCTGCATAATTCGGATTTGCATCGGCTCTTTTTGTAAAAACATCTTTTCCGGTAACAATAGTAGCAGGATCATTGTTTCCAAACTTAATGAGGTATGCTTCTTTCAAAAAAGGATTAAGATGCTGATATCTGCAAAGAGACATAAACATCATTACTTCCTGATCCGATACGTTTCCACCACCGCTTACAAGGTACTTTCTTACCGTTGTTGGGGAAATTTTTACAATTTCCCCATTTGATTCGTATTCCACAATTCCTGTGTTTTCCTGCTTCTTTTCGTCTGCCATGTTTCTACCTACCTTTCTACCTTTTTGATGCCGTCAATGTTAATGATGAATACCTGGGTTGTATTGGGATTCTGAATCAGTGCAAGCGTTTTCCACTTATCGTCACCGTGTTGCGCAATGTTCAAAACCTTTGCAACCATCCCGTCTTCAACAGAAACTCCCTTAACAAAATTTTGCCTATAACTTCCAAGTCCACTCCATGTATCGTACGCTGAATAACAACCACCGCTTCGTGTTACCTCTACCATGTCACCGACATGGATTTCGCTGTCATTCTGTTCCTGCACTTTCTCTTCCGGTTTGTAGTTTTCAAGGACAACGTACTCGCTGTGCCATGTGTGACACCTTTTAACAGAGTTTTCAACCTCACATGTTGCACCCTTAACACCAATTACTATGAAAATCTCTCCGTTTTCATATGGTATAATAAAAGGTTTCGCATCCACAATTTTGATGTACTCACCGACTTTAGCTTTTCTCTTCACCTCCCGTACACCGTTATCAGGCTTCACATCCTCGCCCATCAGCCGATTGAAAGCCAACTTTGCACCAGTACGGAAATCAAATTCATCAGCCGGATTGCAGTTAGCTTCTGCTTTCTCGCCAGTGGACTTGTCCAGTGCAACTACTTTGTTGTCCTTGCGGTAGATGACAATGGTTTCCTGTTTTGCTTTTCTTACCAAATCAAAACATTTTTCTTCAACCGTAAATACTTCCCCAACACTGCATGACCCTTTTATGATTTTTATTTCCATCGTATAGTCTCTTAATTCTGTAACAATGGCTTCTCTTACAACAGATGTAGTAGTTATGGTATAATTTTCATCTGCTTTTTTGTTTGGTTTAACCACATCTCCAACCTTAAATTTACGTTTTACCATCTTACAGTCCCCACTTTCTGTCAAAATCTTCCATTGACTTTTGTATATTCCTATGTGCTTTTACATTAACCACAACAGCAGAAATCACCATGATTGCATATACAACAAATGCTAAAATCTCCGGCAGTAGTACAAGCCACCATGACCAACTAATCACTCCAAGTAACTTCAGAACAATGAAAACGATCGTTAAAACCTCTGTAAATCCCATGCTATTTCCCTCGCTTCCTAAATCTCATTGAATGCCTGCACAGCAAACAACTCATTAGCAGTTTCCTTGTAAACCTTGCCATCGACACGGACAACGTAAATTCCATTCTCAAAAGAAAGGCTTTTATCAAAAGTTCCAACCTTGGGAATAAAAACTCTCTGCATCTTCAAAAAATTAGATTTTCTCATATTATTCTTCCTCGCTTTCCGGCTCATTCATAAAGCCACTTGTAACTCCCTGATGCACTGTCACATCAGCCTTGTAAATTTCCTTGATGCTTCTAGGCATCACATGATATGTCACATCTGTATCAGCAATCTTGCCTTTGAATTTCAATGCTCCACGGTCTGAAAGTCCCAGGTACACACCCACGCAACACTTGTCATCAAAATTGAATATCACGGTGTCACCGGCATTGATTGTTTCTCCTCTTGTTGTCAAAACGGAAATGACTGTCTCTTTCTTAATCTGCATTCTCTTCATTCCTTTCAAACTCTTTCAATTGCTCCGCCAACTTCTTACATTCATCAGCAACATATTCTTCTGAACGAACGACATCGACACCAACAGGAAATTTACTTTCTATCATTTTTTGCATCTGATAAATTTCTTTACGGCTTGGGAATTTCTGTATTGCATAATCCAAATCCGCCTTATCTCCAGCGTGACCGCAATCGAACCCAAACCACCATAAATCACTTTTGATAGGATAATTTGAATTTGTTCCACCACCTGAATATGAAATACCTCCGTGACACTGGAAATATGCTTCAATTCGAATTCTTTCATCTTCATCAATATAAGCACCAAGCAAAGGGAAAATGCCACTTACTTCTCTGCCCCAAATATCTGATTTTTTAATTTCAAGATGGTAATCATAATTTTTTCCGTATAACGTATGATTCTTTGGAATGCCAACATATCCGCACCTGTGAGCCATATTTACAAATATCACAACGCATTTATACCCTACGTGTTCAAACTCACGCTCGACAATGTAGCGTTTTTCTGCTTCATTACTCATTCTTCACTTCCTCCACTTTCAAACTCGCATCATCACTTCTGCGGAACATAATCAGCTGACTGTCAACATCAGGAATCTTCCACGGGTCAAGGCTCTCGGTATCGTCAACCATGATAGGCAATTCCACACCGCACCGCTTCTGAAACGCATTGCAAATGTCAATCTCCGTCAGAATCCTTGCTCCGTGGTTCATGTTACGGCTGTAAGGCTCTCCACGGTATGTAAAGTCACAGCATTCTTCCGTGTCACCATTCACAAGAGGTCTGAACATACGAACTGTGCAGAAAGAAAGATACTTGTTCACATCAGCTTCCAACAGTTCGTTCTTCTTCCGGCTGAATTTCTTTAACAGGTCAAGCTGTGACTGCACATCCGTAATCTTCTGTGCAATGTTCTTTCGCTCCTGTTCCAGTTCTACAATACGCTTATCCACACTCTCGTTAATGCTTACGCTTGCCAAAGACTTATCAACCGCAGAAATATCATTTCGAATCTGCTCTTCATCACCTTTTAACTGGATTCTGAGAAGATTCATGGCAGTGAATTTGTTCATGGCAGCTTCTTTCTCTGCAATCTGTGACTGGATAGCTTTGTATTCTTCTGTGTTGGAAATATCCACGCTTGCCGGAATGGAATTTAAGGCATTATCAGCAATGGCAATCTCTTTTTCCAACCGCTCCACTTCATCCTCGGTCTTTTTCAGTTCCTCACGCTTATGTTCCAGTTCTGCCTGATCCGCTTTGATATGGTCAGCACAGGAAGAACCCTCTTTGGTAATCAGTTCCAGTTCATGTGCCTTATGCGTATCAAACTCCGTTCTTAACTGCTCTTTCTTCTCTTCCGGATATTCCTGTCCACAGTAGGGGCAAATCAAAGAGTTTTCATCAAATTTAAGGCTTTTATTCAAATCCCAACTCTTCTTCAATTCCTGTCTCTTCTGCTCATACTGTGCAATGCGCTTTTCCAGTGCAGAGATCTCTTCACGAATGGTATCTGCCTTAAGCAACTCTTTCTGATGCTCATTCTGAACTTGGTTCAATGCCGTGCGCTTCTCTCTTCTGTCCACATCCAGTTTTTCATTTGCTTTCTGCTGCAATGCGCTCAACTGACCTTTTAACTCAATGATTCCATCAGAAAGCTTATCGTAGGACTTCATACTGTTCTGCGTATCTGTCTGCTGCTTAATGTTCTCTGACAGCTTATCCAGTAAAGCTTTCTTTTTCAGTTCCAGATCCGCAAGGTCAATATCTACTCTCTGACGGCTCACCTCGTCAATACGGCTAGGAATTTCATCTAACAGATCCTGCAATCCCTTGGTTCCATTTCTTCCCCTTGTGCCGTACAACTGCGTATTGCAACGCTTTTTCAGTTCATCAACAGTGCCGTCCTGCAGAACAGCCCTTAATGCTTCAAACTCCGGAAACTGATTGCAAATGTCATCATTACTGTGCTGACCAAACATATCAGCAAGAATTGCTCTCTGATCCGTTCCACCTTTCAGAAGAAGTGTCATAGCATTGATGCAAAGTGAAAACTTATCTTTTCCGCAGACACTCTCTTCCAAAAATGCTTCAAAATCTGCTGCCTTTTTGGGAATATCATTCACATAGTAATCCGTGACATTCCCGGTAAACTCTCCTTTCTTATTGAAGTTCTGACGGCATACTTTTTTCAGAACCTTGTCTGTACCGTCAATCTCCACGGTAACTTCTGCGGTAATATCTCCGTCGATGTCATTGGCGTCCTTATCGTGCGGTCTGATTCCGGTGATCTCTCTGCCGTTCTCGTCACGGCATCCAAAAATATACTGAATTGCTCTTTTGATTGTGGACTTACCTGTTTCATTTACACCGGAAACCTCTGTCCGGTCGTATAAATCAGTGTCCACTACGTTAGAACCATAGAACTTGCAGAAATTCTGCAAAAAGATGTGTTTAATCCTCATTTTTCCTATCCTCCCAAAGATATAAATACAGTGAATTAACAAACATATAGATTGAGACCGGCTTGTCTGTCTCATTGATTTTCTTGTATAAATCTGTGCTTGGGTTCATCTTATCAACAGCCCACTTGATCGCCCGGTACACGCTTTCCTTGGTTGTGCTGTGTTCCTCTCCGATAATCCGGTAGATTTCAGAAAGTCTTCTGTTCCGGTTCTCAAACATCAGCGTTTCAACCTCGATGATGTACTGGAATCCCGGCAAGTACTGTTTCAGCCCCAGTTCTACCAAGATTTTTCTTATCTTCCTTTCCATTTCCTCACTCCTCCGGCTTTCAGTCTTCTGTTACGTGGATTATGTCGTCCTCTTCGCTGATATACAAGATTCCTGCATCTAACAGTCTTGCAATCAGAATCTCATTCGCACGGACGATGGGGATAATCTGTCGTTTCTGCATAAAAATACTCCTTTCTTAACCATTTTTTCTTCCCGGTATTGCGGTTTACAATTCTGTAATAGAATGCTGTTTCACGGTCAACTTCCCATTCTTTCGGACTGTAAAATATCTTTCCGATGCACCCTTTTACGGTAAACCACTTTTTGGAACTCATACGGTGTCCTCCGCAAGTTTTCCTTGTCTCCACAATGTTACATCACCAAAGCCTTCAGCTGAAAAAGAAGTAGTACCATTAGCCCATGTAAATATTCCCCCATTTTTGAATCTTGCAAAATATCTAGGACACCAAGATTCACTGTCAGAATCTCTTACGAATACCTTTGTATCCACCGGCACTTTTGACCAGTCAACAGGCGGTTCAACATATTCCTGCTCTGCCCATTCTTTGAACCTTTCCCTGCATCTGCTTTTATCACTCCATGCGCAATCGGAACAAAGTATTACATTGCAATCACATAACTTTCCTTCTTTGTCCACAGCTATCTCTATACTATCAAGTGCCATGTCAATAATCTGTTCCGCATACTTCTCTCTGTTCGTCATTTTCCATTCATCCTTTCCAGTTCTGCGCTCCTGGTTAATATCCAGTCTGCGTAATCACTTAATTCTGTCTTTGTAGCTGCGTTCTTCTCTCCGTGGTAAACCATGAGGACAATTCCTACATCACAGTACTTTTCAAACAATTCCGACAAGTAGTCGGCTCCCACATGGATATTGCCATCTATGGAGTAAATATCCGTCACTCCCAACCGCTCCATGCGGTCTTTATGCCATCTGTCTGAAATCTGCATCAGACCTTTGCAGCCGCCACTTTCCACATCTGGTCTGCCGGAAGATTCTTTCTCGATCATTGCCATGAGCATTTCCGGGCAGATGCCGTATTCCTCGCCGTACTTTACGCACGATTCCTGTGCTTCCTCGGAGATAAAACTGCCGGCTGGCTGTGCCGTGGATGTAAATGTGATGGAGAGTGCTATTATAATAGGAAGAAACAGCTTCAATGTTGTTCTCATGCGCTTTCCTCCTCGATAGGTTCAATGCCAATCTCTTTCATCTTGTTGTATAAGAACATCCTGCCTTTCTGTGTCCATACGGTAAGTGGCTTTGTTCCGGTGCTTCCGTCATGCTTAACATAATCATTTGTCTTTGTTCTCACATAACCCTTACCCTGGAAGTCTGCGTACAATATCCACTGGTCACCGACTTTTCTCTGAATGCCGGCTGTTCTTAAAACTGAATTAAACCTCACCGCACTCATTCCGTAGTCCTGTGCAATCTGTGTGACTGTTATACAGTCGTTAGATGAAAGAATCTTGTCCACATAGTCAACTTTTGGTGTCATATCGGTGATCACGGCATCCATCTGTTGCACTGTGGTCTGCAACTGCTTAACCTCTTCCTCTTTCTGCGCAAGCATCCTCTGTGCTTCGACAACTGCCAGCGCAATCAATTCCTGTCCGGTAGGGATATGTGCCTTAATGGAATCTTCCATTTCGTGGAAACGGTCAATGTACTTTGCCGTAAATTCTGTTCCCCTAACTCCGGTCATCTTATGTGCTATGAACTCGCAGCCTTTCTTCGTTACAAGGTAGCAAGGTCTTTCCTGATTGTTTGCATCTTTGTACTTGCTTTCCGTAAAGAAATCGCCCGAGCCAATTTTGGCTTCGGCTAGCTGTTCAATATAATTTCTTATATCTCTCAGTAACTTGCTGTGCTCTTTCCCTACCATTTCCGCTACTTCCACGGAATATATTGTTTTCTGCTCTAATTCGTTCATTGTTCTCCTTTCTGTGGTATAATGTTCTAAAAAACTGGAGGTTTCATATGCTTCTCAAAATCGAAAGAAAAGTACTTAGAAAAACTGTAAAATCTTCTGAATGTTCCATTTCATTGTCTGAAATAGGGAATTACAATGGTGAAGATGTTTACCAAGCATTTTTGTCCTTAAAGGAAAAGGGATATTTCACCATAGTTAGTTCATCCATAAATCGTGAAATGTTCACATTCATTTTGTCTTCAAAAGGAAGATTTTACAAAGAACATTTGTTTCTCTCATTTTTAAGAAATATAATCATACCTTTTGTTGTGTCTTTAATAACTGCAACTGCCACATACCACTTAGAAAAAGTAGCAGATAGCTATTCCGACAGCCGCCCCAGCCAATGCACTTATGAACTGAACCAGTGTAGTGATCCACGGTTCTAATTTGTCAAGAAGATCTCTCTTCTGGCGGTAAGTCCATTTTTTCATTCATGTTCTCCTTTCATTGCATGAGAAACTGCATTACAAATGGTCGTATGCTGTTTCTCTTCATCATTCATGGACTTCTCAATTCTTTTCAGAGTACTGTCAATGCTCTTTAAGGTTTTGAGAAGTTCTCTCTCAAACTGGCTTTGCATAACAGTTCTCCTTTCCTATTCCAAGAAATACTCAATCGTCACCCCAAAGTAATCAGCAATCTTTTTCAACTTATCTGCTTTAGGATTGCTCTTCCCACTTTTCCAGTCGGAAAACAATGTAGGAGAAAATCCGAGGTCTTTCGCAACCTTATATGTTGTACAACCTCTAGCATCTAAAAGTTGCTTAAATTTTTTATACATCACAACGCTCCTTTCTCTTGAAATTAGTTAGGAAATGCTATATAATAAAGTTGTCTCATTTATTGGCGTTTTTGAGACACTTCAAGTTCTGGCGAGGGCGATAGGAAATATTTTCTTATCGCCCTATTTTATTGCAATTTCCTAACTTTTATATTGCATTTTGTTAGGATTTCCTATATAATACTTTTTGGCGAAAATATTATGATAAAAAATTGGGATTTCCTAACTTGTTTTCAGTATAGTTGAGATATCCTTATTTGTCAATACCTATTTTTAGGATTTCCTAATTTTTTATGGGAAGGAATGTATGTACGAAATTTTTGAAAAGTTATTGAAAAAAAAGGGTGTCAAGGCTGCTGATGTGTCAAAAGCAACAGGAGTTGTTGCTTCTACGTTCTCAGACTGGAAAAAAGGTAAAAGTTCCCCTAAGATCGAAAAAATGGTAGATATTGCTCATTATTTTAATGTGAGTTTAGATTACCTCGCTACTGGAAAAGAATATAGCTTTCCAAATCCGGATTTATCTGATGAATTTGTAGAATTGATAGACCTGTTCAATTCTTGTGACGAAGAAGGTCAAAATAGAATCATGGAATATGCAAGAATGGTTGCAAAAGAATATAAGAGATAAAAGTGGCATTAAAGCCACTTTTTTATTGCTGAAATTATGAAACTGTATATGAACCGCAAAAACTCATTGTTTTCTATATCAGAAATAGCTTCTACTATTTTCTCCTTATACTCTTCATTACTCAAATTATTCATGTAACCCTCTCCCATCTCCTCGTGTTTCTCCTCACGAACTAAAGTAGCGATACCTAAATTATAGAACATATGTTCTTAACAATCAATATATTTGACTCACGTTTTTTATTGTTGTAAAATATCAACAAAAGAGGACGGTGAAAACGCCAATAAACACCGCCCTCGCCAGAACTTGAAGTCCCTTGAAACAAGGGATGTTACAAGTGTATCATGTGAAAGGGGGATAAAAAACATGATGAAAAAAGACCGAATCAAAGAAATTTCGACACATTTATCAGTCAACCGTACTAATTATATGTTAAGTTTTCGTGGAAATCTCCATGAATTTCTAAATGAACCGGACATGACGGTTTACAAGCTTGCTGATGAAGCTAATTTGCCTTATTCTACGCTTAATTCACTACTATACGGTAATTCTAACGACACGAAGCTATCGACCGCTGTTGCGCTTGCTAGAGCCTTTGGAATCAGTGTAGATGAACTGGTAGGTTGCGGCACTATGGAAGATAAGATGTTGGAATCTGTCAAGATATGCCGCAGTCTGCCGGAACACTCTCTGTACCTTATCCGTTACTTCATACGTCACCAAGCTAAAATCTATTCCAGTCTTGAAAAATCGCACAAGTATATTTCTGTCCTTAATCCACAACTTATGAATGGAATTATCGCAACCACAAATGCTGTGGAACCCATGTGCATAGACAATTTGCCGGAAGACATAAAATCCAAGGCTTATATCGGTGTGAAAATTCCGTGCGACTACTATATGCCGTTTTATCTGCCTGGGGAAATTATTCTCCTTGCAGCGGATCGTGAGTCGCAAGACGGTGAACGATGTATTGTGACCAGTAATGGTGGGATATATATTGTCGTGAAAACACATATAATTGAAGATGGTGTAAGAAAATGGAGATATGTTCCGCTTATGTCTCCGAACAGCATACTCCCGGAAAATCTTATTGATGACATGAAAGGATATGTGGTTGGTTTCGTCAACAATGACGGTGACTGGGGAATCAGATAAATAGATTAAGAGCATGGCTTTTACACCATGCTCTTTTTTGTTGTTATTTCGCAAATATTTTTTTATGACTGCTTCTGTAAATGGCAAGTTAAGTGGTTTGAAATTTGCATCAATATCAACATCTGTTACTCTGCTAGTGACAAATAGACAGTCATTATTAGGATCTTTATCTGACTTTGGATTACCAAGTAATGCTAACGTATTTGGCGTGTTCGTAAACTGTAATTGGGCTGTTAATGTGCGTCTTGCAATTAATGGTAATTTTTATGCATATCAAATTGCTACTGTAAGTAATGACGCAACATTTACCCTAAATTTTGTTGTAGCATATAAATAGCCTAATTTGCCAAGTATGAGAAACTGGCAGAATAATACCGTTCTGTCGAAAGATTTAATATTACTACGCCATAAGATTTATTAATATAAAGCATGTGATTATCGCCATTTGTACCACCTGCTGCATTTGCTCTAACATACGTAGTTTTAGGGTAATATGTCCTTGCAATACTGGCAATAATTAATGATCCGCTAGACTGCTCAGATGTAATTTGTACGCCTAACGTTACAAATACTCTGTTACCTATTTTTGAAATTGTATTGTCAGATTCCCATGATACACAATTGACTAAAGTCAAATCGGTGTTCTGGTTTAACTTGCCATTTACATCACTTAATCCCCCAGTGATAGTACCGTCACCAATAGTCGAAATATCGGTAGTTCCGATAAGGCCTATAAGTGATTTAAGGTTTTTTACAGCCAGTTTAAGTTTTCCCAAAATAGATGATAACTTTTCTCCTGTCGTTAATTCCTCTAAAGTTGTTGCTTCTTCAAACGCCGCAGTCAAATTACTACCGTCACCAGTTTTGGTCAAATAGTTTGTCAAATACGTTTTAGGAATTGCATCTATTTTTTTATCAACGCTTGTTTTGTCATAATAATTTGTCAAATCAGAAACTGTTTTTTTAATGTATCCTACATCATTTTCTAATTCGCTAACTTTTGTAGGTATACCTCCTGTTTGCTGTTTTGCCTGCTCCATATAATACTTTGCGTTATCTGTATCTTCTCCTTCTCTTGTTCCGGTTCCACCTATGGCATAAGATTCAGCCAATACAGATTTTGCATTTGCGGATTGCGCATAAGCAGATGCATTTGCGGATTCTACTCTAATATCTGCTAAATAATTAGGCTGAAGCATATCATCTGTTACTGATCCTGTTTTTATCGAAAAAGAATAAGTCTTATTCTTTCCAGTACCAGTCACGGATACAGCTATGGTTGCAGAATCTTCAAATGTTAATACCGGAATCATAGAACCAATATCAGCTGTAAACTGTGTTCCATCTTCTGTAGTCATGGTAATGATTCCGTCATCAGACATGGAAAAGCCGACAGGAATTTTTTCAATGTTAAGGTCAAAAATAATTTTTTCACCGTTGTATTTTGTAATAGTAATAACACCGGTTGTTTCATCCATAGTCCAATCAGCAATGTTTCCGTTTATTGCAGACTTGTCTACTTTTAAGGCATCCTGTGATATGATACGGTTGTCCAACGCATCAATAGCATAATCCATCTGATTAAGATTGTATGCATCTAAATCCGTGTTCTCACTGGGATAATCTTCCCAATTAATTCTGGTATAAACCTTATTCATTGCCATCTGCAGATACCTCGCTTTCCTCTTTCATAATCTGCATATCTGATAACTGTTTAGTCTCCGAATATACTTCATACAGTACAAGCCTTTTCACCTCGATAGGCAACGGTGTTTGATTTAATACTGTCACAAGGTTACTTTTTAATTTCTTAATCTCAAAATTTGCTGCCATATCAATTCTCCCTTACATAGATTTCTTTTCCTTGCTCTTCTGCATACGAATACAGATTTTTGCACAGTTCAGATACCTCATATCCGCTCTGTGCAACCACTGTATCCGACATGTCAATAAGTTGCTTCATAAAATCTTCAAAACCATCGCCATCTTCCGTGCTAAACAATGTGGCATTGATTTCCGTAAACGTGGAAATTCCAATGGTAAAAGCTATATATTGCTGAATTTCTTGCCTTTTTTCCATTACTTCTTTCATTGTTTTTCCAATAATTGTTTGAAGAATAAATATTTTTTTTACCATAATAAATCTCCTACGTCATAAGTGTGACAATTCCAGATGTTGCAGTGAGCAAACCTCCAAGTGATGAAACTCCTGTAATAAAATTAACATTATGTCCAGGATAATCAGCAACATTGGCTGTTTGTGTTACCAAAGATACATCTGATACGGTTCCATTTATATAATTTTTTGTGACACTTAATGTGGCACTTGTCAGTACTGTCTTACTGCCCAATATTTGAGAAGTTGTTGATATGTTTTTTACATATTGTGAATCATATGTTGCTCCATTTCCTACCACTAAAATTCCGCTTACACTTACCATTGAAGCATCAATAGTAAGATATTGTCCCAATCCTTTTATAGATCCTGTGCTTTGCAATAGTTCGTTATAAAATTTAATTTCACCTGATGATACTTCTGTGTAACTTCCGTCTTCCCCTATAGACTTAAAACTACCAGTCATTACTGCGTTTTTAGCTGTTATAGTTCCATCTGCTGATATGCTACAGTTATCTGCTTCCAATACAAAACGGTTTCCAGAAATACTTACCTGTCCACTTTCAACACTTAACTGAGAACTGACATCACCTTTTGATACTTTTAATTTGATTTGGTCTGCCTGCAAAGATATTGCCGCTGCCAATTCTACTTCTGTATCTGTTGCCCTTTTCGCTTCTGCTTCAATTTTTCCTGCATTTTGCGTAATTTTCGTATCCAATCCGCTCTCTACATCCTTGATCTCAGACCGGGTCTCTTCTACATTCCGTTCTAGTTCATTAGTCTTTCCACGGAGTTGAATTATACTTTTGTTAATTCCATTTACCTGTTCACTGTACTTTGGAGATTTTCCGCTTGCTGATATGGTGTCTTTCGGTTGTTGGATTCCTTTGTATGTTCTACTCAACACATAGCTTTCTATGATTTCTTTAGCCGTATATACATTGACTGCTTCTCCAAGGCTCAAACAAGGATTTCCTATTTTTTCACAGTTATAAGGTCTATATTTTACAACTTTAATAACCTCATACAGATTTCTTGCAACCGTTTCTAGGGCATCTGCACCCATTCCATAAACAAGGAAATTATCTTGCAAAATATAACTGTTGTCGTTCTCGGTAATCTCTGTATCTGGGTAAACTGCACCAATATCATTTTCTGATTGTCTTATCTGCACTTTTGTAACTTTTTGGCAAACAAAATCTTCATATTTAACAGTTTTGTATTTTCCACCAGTAACCTTTTCTTTTTCAGAACCTTTTCTAGGGTATAATCCTTTCTGTGGATATAATCCTTTCTGTGGATATAATCCGGATATTATTTCTTTAAGGAAAACATATTCAAATTTTCCATCATGGTTAATGTGGCCAAAACATCCGTTTATTGAGCAGATTGCTTCCATGACCGTCTGACCAGAAAGTTCGCTTGGTTTGATTGTTTCTTCCACTTCCATGCTGTCATTAGGTAATGTGGTTGCTACTTGCTCAACACCAAAATATGAAAAAAAACTGTCTCTGAACTGCTTTAAAGTCAGAGGAAACTTCAATCCGTTATACCAGGAAGATACTTCTGATTCTCCAATATCGTATATAACGTCATATGCCGTCACATTCCTGTAACGCTTATCATCTGTTGGTTTATCAGAAATGACACGGTATTTGCCGAAAATAAACGGTGTGTCAGTATGTCCATTAATCACAGCAGAAACATTTATCTGTTTCCCAATCATGCTTGTGAACACGTTGGAAATTTTGAATTTTAACTGTGATGCATTGCACTGTCCAAATGTAAGGTAATCATCATCACATAGTATTTCTTTTAATTCAAACTGTTCAAAATGGATTTCGCTGTTGGTGATTTTTACAGACTTGTCCTCTGTTTCAATCGTGATTTCCTTTTTGGATGCGCTTTTATCAAACAAATCCGCATAGGTATAGTTACTCATTCGCTACACCTCCGACAAATGAAAATTCTATCTGATTGTATTTAATCTCTCCGTCATAAGTTCCGTAGATTGTAGGCTTTATATCAGCCATATATCCATATTGTGTGACATATTGACCTAAAAATGGAATGTATGCCGTGATATTGCATCCTTGTCCCGTTGCATCAATAAAGTTGCTTCGTATTCCGGACAGTAACTCTTGCAAATCGTCATCCGTCAGCATCGCAGGCGTGGAAAAATCAACACTTAATGCTTTTAGCTCCACAGCATTTCTATGTACGTATCCATTTGCATCAGTCCACGGGTCTACATCTTGCATATTTACAGCTGGCTGATAACTTTCAGCGGCTATAAATCTTGACTGGTCAATAACGTAATCTCCAATTTTTAAAAGCCATCCTTGATATGCTGACATACGCCCACCGCCTTATTGCATAAAAATAGACAGCACCCATTCATAGTGCTGTCTGTGTTAAAATACATATACATTCTTGTGTTTTTGGTTAAATTGCTCTTGACCGTATTGTCTTGCGGCAATTCCAATTTGATCTGTTGTTATTCCAAACTCTTTCTCAAGGATTCCTTGCAGTAGCTGATTATTCTGTTTCAGAAGTGCAATTTCCTGTTGTGCCGTGGAATTAATAGCATCTTTGATTCCAGTGATTTCAACTCCACCGGCAACCGCTGTTTTTCCACCTACTGTTCCGGCAATCTCCGGTATACCGTTCTCTCCTGCCATGAACATCGTATATCGGCTTGGAACGTAACCACCTTTTTCAAATGTAGGTATTCTTCCAACACTAATGTGTTGTATATTATTCGGAACTGCGTCACCAATTTTAGGTATTAACCTTGCTGCAGACATCAAACCATTAATAAGGTCTATGGCATTGTTTATCATGGTTTCTATTCCACTTATTACAAGGTTCAGAGGAGCTATTGCAACATTAGCTGCTGTTTTAAATGCTGTTCTAAACGCCGTTGGAATGTTTTCAAGCAATTTATTCCATTTTGTTAGTCCAAACTGCTCTGAAATTTTTTTCCACCAACTTGAAAATCCTGTTTGGTTCCACCATGTTGTAAAAGAAGTCCATTTTTCAGAAAGTGATGACTCTATAGTTTGACCCATTCCTTGCCACTTTTCCTTTGTGAACCAAGGAGATACATTTTCATTAAACCAGTTTCCAACAAGTGGTGCTATATTGATAAGTGCAGATGACAGACCAAAAGTATCTGACATATCTACTTTTGTATTTTTTATTTTATCAATTAGCCAATCAATTTTATCTCCAAAATCATCAAGAGTGCTATGTTTTGGAAGCAACATTGTTCCTGTCAAGAATCTATACAAATCATTATCTGTTATATCTTTGTATAAATCATCCCACGCAGTTTTTAATGTGGTAAAATCAGTATTTTTTAATGTATCAAAAAAACCATTTTCACCAAACCACGTAAAATTGTCGTAGTACTCTGCGTCTTCTGGGAACAATGCTTTCCCTAAAGATTTTCCTACATTAAATCCAATCTCCCAAGTAACAGCAGCTATTGCAATTGTCGGAACTATTCCTATACTTGATCCTAGTACTTTGGCTGATAACTTGTCCGATATTTTTCCCCATATGATATCTCCAACACCAGTAAACTTTAAAAGACCTATTGCTGTGATAATCGTGGTTTCAATCGGTGCAGCATCAAAACTTCCTTTCCACAAATCGATAGCCGCATCTATGGCAGTTTCTATGAAATTTCCGGCAGATGTAAAGATTGCTGTCCAATCCATTCCGTCCAAGAAACTACCTATGTGTCTTCCGATTTTTTCCCAGTCAACAGAATCTATTGCTCTTGTGAACCAGTCAAAAATACCAGTTACCAGTTTGGACGTATCCATTCCGGCAACCTTAAACCAGGCATCAGAATCAAACTTAAATGCATACGCCAGATCTTCTATAATATCTTTTACAGGCTTAAACACCTTGCTTACTTTGTCAGCCCAACCCATAGCTGTATTCTGCATCTTGTCGAATGCTTCCTGCCATACTTTTTCGTATTCAGCAGTAGCATCCATGATTTCCTTGGTAAGGTCAATTCCTGCTCCACCAGAACCACTTCCGGAACCACTGGATTTTGGAGTTGAAATAACTTTCAATTTATCAAATGCTCTGATTCCGCTTTGAGCATTTTTTGCACTTGTACCAACTTTATCCAGTGCATCTGCCGTGTCTTCCAACTCTTCATTGTACCCGGATACACCTTGACCGAATGACGAAAAGTCAATCTTGATTCCCAGTAAATTTGCCACACTGACAAGCAGTCTCTTAATCGCAATTACCACACCATTAATAACAGGAAGTACTTTCTGCAATACCGGAATAAACAACTGACCCAGTACCATGCCGGCTTCTTTTACGTTGTTGGTAAACTGACGAATCATGTTACTTGGAGAATTAATTGTATTCGCCAAGTCTCCCCATGATACTTTGGACTGGTCTAAGATTGCCAGTAGACGCAACTGCTGTTTCTCTGCCTGTGACATTTCAGATACAGCCTTTTCAATGCCGTATCTGTAAGCATAAGTCTGCAGTGTGGCATTCGTGATATCAATACCATACTTATACAGTGCTCTTGACTGACCAATCAAACCGGACTGTAAGTTTGTTGCAACTGTACTGTAATCCACGTTAAACAGAGAGGAAATATCCCCGGCAAGCATTGTCATGGACTTTGAAATTGCCGTAGTAACTTCTCCGGTCTGCCCTAAAGAGTTGGTAATAGATGCAAGTTGTGAAGCGTACTGCGTAATCTCCTGTAAATTCAGTCCCAGGTTCTTCATTCCGCTTTCAGAAATCAATCCACCATCTACATCTACTTTCAGACCGGACATTTTACCAAGCAGTTCATTTACACGGCTTCCAAAACTCTGCGCATAATCCTCTGCGTTGTCGTAACCGAATTTTTCAAAATCCTTGCCCCATTCCTTGCCGACTTTATTAAATGCTACCGTGTAGTAGTTAAATGCTTCGATATAGTCCGTAGTTCCCTCTATGGACTTCCACAGACTTTTAATTCCACGGATCACAAGGAAATATGTTGCGTAGAATCTGCCGAAAGCCGCAGCAAGGCTAAATGTGCTTTTCGTGGCTCTTCTTGCGCTTACCGTATAGGTGTTCAGATTACGTCCTAAAGAGTTTGCGGCTCTCCCGGATGCTGCACCGGTAGATGCCAGTCCTGCCAGTGCGTTTGTCATTCGGATAATGTTCTCACTGACATTTGGAACGGTTGAAAGAGTTGTAAATAACTGCTTCAAATTCTTTGCCAGTAAAGGAATGTTCGTGATTGCTCTGCCGGATGCCACACCACCAAGTCTTGAAATCGAAGATGCTATGCTAGCAATATCCCCTACTCCATCTACTTTAGTTCCTGCCATGTCAGCAGAAAAAGTCTTCAGTGCAGATGAACTCCTGCTTAATCCGCTTGTATCTATTTTCCCCATTCTGTTAATGGAATTTGTCAATGTGGAGATATTCTTAATACCGCTCGTATTCATGGAACTGGCGGCATTTGCGATACTCTGTATGCTATTAGAAATGCTTGTCAGTTTGGATGTATCAATAGACAAGCTTCTCTGAAAATTCGTAAGACTTGATGCAAGTTTATTCAGCGCATTAGTTGCTTTGTCCGCATCCGCACTGATTTTTATTTGAAGATTATCAATATCTGCCATACTGCACCGCCTTTACCGAAATAAAAAAGGAAGTGTCTGCCACTTCCAAGAAAAAGAGCGGTAAGCTGTGACACCTACCGCTCCTAAAATTACTTTTTGAGATATGCCCTTGTAACCGCACCGACTTTTCCATCTACAGTGATTCCAACACTCTTTTGGAATGCTTTTACTGCATCAGAAGTGGTTTTTCCAAAATATCCGTCAATGTTCGTCTTACCTTTCGCATTTACAGAAGGCATAAAGCCTTTTCTTACAAGTTCGTACTGCGCCCACTTGACATCATTTCCCTTCATCATTGTCAGACGCTTGTAATAAAGAAGTCTTTCCGGCTCTGTATAAGGGTTGCTATGGCTTGTAGAATCCTCATATACGGCATCTAACTCCTTGTACCATACATTCATGTCCACATTTCCTGCAATGCCGCCTACACGCCCTTTAGAAGTATACTGCCATCCTACCATGTTCGGTACTTGCGGTTGATACTTCACATCACACTTGCCGTTATTCTTGCCGTACCGTGCGATCCACATGGGATAACTCACACCGCCATAAGGCTTAATGTATGTCTTGTAAAAACTTTCCCCAGTGTATACACCGAACTGTAATCCTGCATCGGTGATGACCTTGCCGTAAGCATTGATAATAGGAATAATATTTTTGCCAAGGCCTTTCATCACGGCATCTTCAACATCAAGATATACTGTCACTTTTCTACCGTTAAGAATAGTAAGCACTCTTCTTGCATCAGAGCGTGATTTTGCAACCGTTGTAATATATCCATATTCATATACTCCGTGCACATGAACGTTGTGTTCTTGGCAACCTTTCCAGTTCTCTTCAAACTTCTTGTCCGGGTTCAAATCCTTACGGATGACCTTTAGAATAGCAAAATCAATACCGTTCTGTTTTACCGCCCACCAGTTAATCGTCCCCTGGTATGAGGACACATCAATTACTGTTAAACTCATGTTTGTTTCTCCTTAATCCGGACTTTCCGGCAGCCCTTGTTCTCTTAATGCTTTGATTCTCTGTTTCATTTCCCATATTGCAATTTCTTCGTTGGATTCCTTATATTTAGGCTCATTATCATGTGCTATCTTTTCTGAAATAGGCTTTTCAACATAAGTAGCTCTTGCTTTTTCTCCATGTAAGCAAGAGTCTATTGCAACGATTAATGCAGATATTCCGTAATCTCCCCACCGTTGCCATGAGTTTCTATCTTCTTCCTCTTTTTTGAGTTTATATCCTTTGTAACACCACTCTAATTTCTTAGGATTCAGATGTTTGAACTCTTCTATCGAAATTCCCATGGAAAAAGCAAATGGAAAATATTCTTCCCATATTATTTTGTGCCAGTCGATTTCTTCTTGTGATCCTGTGGCATCTTTGTTACCTTGCTGTCCTCTTTCTCCATCTCTTCCTTGGTCTGCGTCATCATTTCCGTCAGACCCGACAGTTCGAAAAAACCGTCTTCTTTCATACAGTCTGTCAGTTCTCCATACAGCTTCACAAAAGACAGACCGTTTGCTTTCATGTATTCTTTCATTAAAGCATTGGATTCATCCGGTGTAATATCTTCATGGTTTTCGATAAGGCCAGCATAAAAAGCCGTTTTGCATACATGAGGAAATTCTGCAAGCATATATCCGCTACCATCTACAATTTCTTCTGGTGTGGGATTCTGTACATTTTTTGCTTTTTTAGCTACATAGCCACCGGAAAGCATAAGAAACATCTTTTGAATCAAATCCTTGCACTCCACAGCACCGAATCCAAACTCTAAAGTATATTCAACATCATTAACTAAAATCTTCTTCATAAAAACATATCCTTTCCCCAACATTTTGTTGGAAAGGAGCCGCCCGAAGACGGCTCTCTTTTGCTTAAATCAATGTATCATCTACCGTTTCATCATTGTCAGCCACGGCAGTGTTATTTGTTTCTGACTGACTTTCTATTTTTTTGTCAGTGTAATTGCTGTGGGATAACCGTTTTCGTCTTCGGTTACTGCAACAGTGTAATTATCTTCAATCCACTTCGGTACAGTAGCCTGTGCAATCGTAGCAGTTCCGGTCAGATGATCGTCTGTTGCTTCGTCCGGTGCAAAACTTTCCTGACCGATAAATGCACAAATACCCTCTGAACCTTTTCCGTCAGTTCCATACAGGATGATAAAATCGAGTTTCTTTCCCTCGTTTGTCACCATTTCATCCTTGTACTTTTTCTCAAATGCTCCTTGCACTTCCATACTGTTAGCGGCTCTACGACCCATTTCCTGTGTCTCTACCAAATCTTCCAGTGTAGAAGTATCCACCATGTTCTGACTTCCGAACGGTGAAGGAATACTTTTTGCTCTCATAAGCAATTTGTACGTTCCTGCCCAGTACTCACCAGTAGCGGCACTAGAACTAGGCTCTTTATAGGCAATTCTTGATTTTAAACCAGTAGCCATATTTACCTCCAATTTTGCATAAAAAATAGAGCCGTTAGGCTCTGACAATAGTTACAATATATCGTCAGCATCTACACTTCTTCTGAACCGTGCAGTGCTTCTGTATGTGTCCTGCGAAGTATTATTGAACTCTGGCATGGAAGTTATTTGAAATCGCAGACGTTTGAAAAGTCCAGCAACCGTAGCCATGATAGCTTCGGCTTCTTCTTGACTTTTGTTGGTTATCACATCGACCTGGTATGATGCTGTGATTCCATTAACAGAACGTGCTTCAAGGTCTTGTCCTGTCTCTGCGAACGGCATAGCATGAAAGTACACCGTAGGGAATGTAGGGTCTGACAAATCCTTACTTTTGTCCGTCACATAAGCTTTAGGATGGCTCTGTGGTATCTTCATTTTTAAGTATGATGCAATCTTGACTTTGAAGTCTGATACCCATTGATATTCATTAACCGCCATTTCCAAACACCACCTTTGCTGTCTGTAATACAATTTTACGAAGTTCTATTGCAGTCAGGTACATAAAAGGTCTTGAAGGCATACCTTTTGTTATATGAAGTTTTCTGTCATCTCCGATATAACTCCAGTAGTATTCTCCGGCTTTCACATAAGTGCTTCCATGCACTTCAATGTCTTGTAATGCTTGCCGAATTGTTTTACCGGAGTTGTATTTCCATGTAACACCTTCCGGCAAAGGATATGGATATTCTTTCTTTCCACCAATGCTACCAAGAGTACCAAACTCAACGAAAAGCGCATGGTCTGTACCGGCAACCACCGACCAAACACCGCCACCCTTTACAGAGCCAACGTATTCCGCATGAATGCTTTGCAAAAGTTCTGATGTAAAGATAGCATCAAGGTCAGCAATCTGCACTCTAGCAATCTCTACGCCCTTTTCTGCCAGCGTTTCTGCCAGTAGTCTACATTTATACTCTAAACTATTTTCATAGTCTCTAAGAGCCTTTACAGCCGCTTGTATGGACTTTGGGTCAAACAGGTTAATGTTGATTGTCTTTCCCATATCACTTCACCGTCTTTTGCAACAAAAACAAATCTGCTGTCAGTCCCTCATCTGCAACGCCTTTGACAACATAGTCCGCAGTCTTGCTGTCCACAAGTCCGTCATCGTCACGACCTACTTCTGACTTCTTCCAGATAACATCCCCTGCCTTAATCGGCAAATAGCCCTTGTCGGTCACAATCTGACAATACGAACTGGAATCATCAATACCAAATTCTTTTACCAGTACTTCCGACAGCTTATTACTGATGTTGGCAGAAAAAAGGACGGGTTCAGAATATCCAGTAGTTTCTCTCAAAACCACTGGAATCCTTTCTCCGTCCATCTCGATGTACTTTATTGCTCCGTTTTCGTCCCGGTCATAAATCGTGACTTTTTCTCCCTGCCGTGAGTACTTCATTTCCTGCTTGTTAATGTCAAGCATCTTTCTTCACCTGCTTGTAAATCTGATTTACACCAGTGCTTGCCAAGCCGGAAACAATTCCTACCGCAATCGCATTCAGTACATCATTTGCCGGGAAATCCGGAATAACATACATTCCTACTACTCCGAGAATGCCACCGACAATGCCGACAACAACCGGGATGTAGTTATCCTTAATAACCGGAATCAGCTTCGCTCCAATACCGGCAAGATAACAGATAACCACGATTGCAACACAAGTTCCTACCTGTGAAAAATCCATCATTCCTTACCTCCGTTCTCTTTAATGTTAAGTCTTTCCTCAATTCCATCAAGTCTATGATGCGCAGATGCCGTACTGGCTTCAACCTTTGTCAGCTTCTGTTCATGCTCTGCAAGCTCTTTCTTCATCTCTGAACGCTCGCTTTTCATTTCATTGATAGTATCAAGGATGGTGTCCAGTTTCATGTTGATGCGTGTGTTTTCTTTCACACGTTCCTCAATATCCTTTGTGTCTGTTCTTTTGCTATTTTTCAGACCAATGTAGACGGAAAAACCGAGTGATAACACGCTTATAATGATTGCTGTAGATAACTCTATAGTCACATCATATACCGCCTTCCTTGTTTGTTGGCACACCGCCCACCACCCTTAAAGTGTGCCGCCTGCAACCTTATTACTGGAATCAGTAACATGGTCACGCACAATCTTCTTTTAATTACAATACATTTGCAAATGGAAATACGCCAACAAACAGATCCTCACGGTCTCTCCATTTTCTCGACACTCCATTCTCTGAATAGCTTGCCATGAAGTTTTCACCGGCTTGCGATCTGTCATACACGACAAGATTAACCACAACGGACTGAAATTTTTTCATATCCGCAGCAATCTTCTCTTCCGTGTAGCTTTTCGGGTATATTCTCTTTGCTCTGATGTCGGCTTCTGCTTGACTGATAAGTTGTTCCAAAAGAGGATTTTCTTCCAAATGGTCAAACACGACCTCGGAACTTTCAGAATCAATATGAAATTGTTTCAGACGGATTTTTACTTGCTTCAAAGTCGTATATTCTGCCATGTGCTACCTCTTAAAGTTCAAACTTTTCAATCAGAATCTTTTTCAGTTCCGCACCGCTGATTTCTTCCGCACCTGAGACACCGTGTTCTGCGGCTAACTTCTGCAAGTCTGCCGTAGACATACGGTTGATTTCCGTCTTAGTATATGCGGTTTCCTCCGGGATTTCTTCTTTTACTTCGGTGACGGTTTCCTCCGGGATTTCTTCTCCCGGAAGATACCATTTGCCTTTGTATTTGACTTTGTAATCAAATTTCATCAGCATACCTCCGATTAGTAGCACTTAATTACATAGGTGCTATCCATTCTCTCGTAGGAAGGCAGTACGATTTCTGATACTGTAGTCTTGGTTTGTACGGGATCCTCTGTTACGCTGACAGCAACAGCAACACCAGTATTCACAAGTCTTACATCTGTGGCAGGATTACCCATGAGTGTACGCTCTTCGGGAGTAGTGCCGTACCATGTACTACCCAGTGCACCGTTAGGAATAAGGGTCGCAAATCCATCAGGATAAAACTTATGAGCAGTTCCGCTTTCATCCTTGTACTGCTTAGTGTATACAATGATGCTAATGCCAAGTTCGGTAGAGAAAAGTTCCTTTACTCTCGCATCGGTCATAAATACATTTGCGGTTGTATTCTGTGCAAGAACAGCACTCTTGATCTTTTTGTTCTGTTTTAAGTAGTTCATGGTCTTCTTAGAGACAATCATGATGGAAGGTCTCTCGCCAGTAGCTTCTTCTACGGCATCAATGGCTACGGAAACATCATCCATAGGATCAGAGTTCTCGGTATCAGACCACTTATCGGTCGTAGTTGTAAGTTCTGCAAAGTTGTTGGCTTTGTAGGTTCCGTTAGGGTCATAGTTATAAGCGTAGGTTACACCGTCAGCCTGAATGGAAATCTTAGGAGATCCGTCACTGGGTGCAAGCAGCTGCATAATCATACGTTCAGGAACTACATCAGCACCTTCCACAAGAGTATTTGCATCATCAAAAATTCTGCTTAATACTTCTGCTGCGTAAGGGTCTGTGCTGTCCTTAATACGCATGATTTCCTGTTCGTCCTGTTCTTTGATAATCATAGATTCACGGAAGAATGCCATTTCTGTCTCTTGCATCTTGAATCCTTCACGGCTTCTGATAGTGGAAACTGCATCAAAATTAGATGCTTTCAGGGTAACAGGAAGTCCATTAGAAGTCTTAATCCACTTCAAATCCAGTCCCATTTTCTTCTTGGCGGGGAATAAGCCGGAACCAAGATATGCAATTTTATTACTTGCAACTTCTGTATGCACAAGTGCGATTGCTTTCGCATTGTAGGCATCTCTAATGTTCATTATTTCCTCACTTTCTACCGCTATCTTTCAGCGGTCAGCGGCTACATCTGTCTGTAGTCGGTTTCAGTTATTCAAATACAATCAGTGATAATCCTGTCTTTACACCATCGGCAATGGTAATACCTGCATTTGCGTTAGCATTTGCTTCATTTACACAGGCAAAAGCCTTAATGATAGTTCCGTTGGGGTTGCTATCGTAAACATCGTTAAGCAAAATACCTACTGCTGCATCATCGGTGCTTCCGCCATTTACTTTCTTTCCTGTCGCACTAATAGGATTACCAGCCTTGCACACACCATTAGTGAAAGCACTTGCATCCAGTTTAATAGGAACAAATAATTCACCGCCCAGCTTTCTCTTAAGAATTTCTAACTGGGTAGTTACACTTGTTTCAGAGAATTTCATTTTGTGTACCTCCTTATAAGTACTGGCTAACTACAGCTTCGGCTTCTTTGTTTGTTCCAGCTAAAGTCTTGCCAATCTTTTCAGCCGCTTTTTCGGCTTCTGTTTTTTTGTCATCTTTTCCACCGCCAGCAATTCCACCTCCAGGATTAGTAGATCCGTTTGCAATCTCCTGCTCCTTGGCTTGTGCCGCAGCAGTCTCTTTATCAGAGATAATTTTTCCGAGAACATCAAAATCAAAACTGCCGTCATCCTTTACAACCTGTGCCGCCTGTTCTGATGTGATTTTGAATTTGTCAGCCGCACTTGTACGCTGAGTTGCTAAAGTCTGTGCTTTTTCCAACTCTGCGATACGATTATTTGCTTCCTCTAACTGCTTCGCTGCCTTTTCCTGTTCGGAAAGATTTTGGTCTTTCATGGCATTAAACTCTTTTTCAATGCCCTGTAACCGTTCCAGTTCAGCATTGTTTTTGGTTGCCTTGGCATTTGCTGTCTGAACATCTTTGCCGTTTTCGGCAATAACCTTTTCAATCTGTTCATCAGTTAATCCCATTGCCGCTAAATCTTCTCTCTTCATAAATTACCTCCGTTATGTCCTACGTTTTTTTACGGTGCAACGACACCGAGTGACATTGCCGATTTGTACGCTCACGGCTTTGCGAATTTTTATAAAATAAAAACAGCTACCTATTTCTAGGCAACTGTCTTATTTTGCATTTGTTTTACAATTTCCTGTGCTTTTGCCATCTGCTCTTCCATGTTGATAATTTCAGCAGTTTTCCACAGAGCATCAAGGTAAGGTTTGGAAAGGTTGAAAGTCTTTTCACAATCTCCCCAAAGTCCAACTGTTTTGATTGCAATAAGCGGATGAATACCACACTGCAGAAGTTGCAGTAATGTCTGCGACTTGGTATACATATTATCTTGTGGACTGTGGTTGATCTGCACATCAAAATCTCTAAGAGTGATTTTCAGATCCTCTTTCTTAATGCGGATAACATTCAGCGCAACCTTGGCCAGTCTCTTCTCTGCTGTCTTAACAACCGGATCCTTAAGCCTTGCTCTTGATTTTGAAAAATCCCATCCGTTTCTCAGCTCAACCGCACCCTGCGTATCACCGCCAGTGTTTCCTTGCTTGTTCGGTATTCCCAAAATTGAAAGTGCGCTGTCTGTTAAATCATCCTTGGAAACCTGTGTCTGCGTTTGGTCAAGTTCCTGTGACATCACATCAACATCAGACTTGTTATCCTTGTTAATGGACTTTACAACCAATGCATGGTTCATTTTCATTTTTTTGAACTCTTCTTCGTCAATCTCACAGTTTACAAATTTGTACCATGCCTGGATAAACTGCTCTATGCCGTCCATTCTGTTTGACTGCGTATTATTGATTGCATCCAACAGATCTATAACAAGTTCAATATCAGACAACCGCTCATGGTTGTTCGGAAATTCTACAATCGGAATACCACCAAATCCGTGAATTTTCCATGTATCAGTAACAAGCGCACTGTTTTTTATCTTACATTCATAAGATTCCGTGTAGCAGAGCTTGTACCACTCGCCATTTTCATCTTTTAATTCCTGTACCGCCAAAATCGGTTCTTCAGAACTGCGGTTGTAAATAACAAACGTATTCAGAGGATTAGGTGCAACCACACGGATAGGCACATCTCCATTCACAATCTGAATAGCTTTGAATGATGTTCCGGTTGCCGACTGCCACTCACCAGCTTTTATGTCTTTCTCGTGCTTATTTGCATCTGCTAAGTAATCATTCAGTTCATCTACTGCCTTATTTACAGCTTCATCATCTTTTCTGCTGACAAACTGAATAGGCTCTCCGTAAGTCTGAGCGACCTTGAATTGCACCCATTCAAAAGAATGGTTTTCTACTACTCGATTGGTGATATCCTCATTTGACAGCTTTGTTCTGTATAGTACCGGTTGATCTCCTTTGTAGTACTCCCACAAGTACTTGATAACTGGCTTATTGTAATAAAAAACACCGATGCAATCACCGATAACCTTTACAATGTTGTCTTCGGTTATCTGCTCCACATCCGTATATGCAATTTTTCTACCGTGACAACCCTTTACAAGGTCTTGAAATTTCATAGTGTTCATATTTTCACCTACATAAATGTCATTCCGCTGCTCTGATCTCTTTTTGGAAGTTTCTTGATCTCACGTTCTCCGGTCTCCGTATGGTAAACAACCATCTTATCGCAATTCCGGCACTTATATGTCTTGTCGATGTGTGATTTTGAACTGCATTCACCGACCAACCGTCCGCATCCCGGACAGTACACTCTAATTTTTTGGTTAAAAATCATAAATACCTCTTTTCTGCGCACAAAAATACCGCCCTTGCTGATAAGAGCGGTACTTCTGGAGTCTTCACATGATCTGAGGAGGAAATGAAAAATATCTTGGAATCTTTCTGCATCTTAATAGTATCACGGAAAAATCGGACATATCGGACAAGTTTATATGGAACTATACGATTTCGTATGTTTTTTCAAATATGTCAGGCTTACATGGATAAAGTTCTCCATTTACACCTTTGATAATATAATCACCAATGTTTGCTTTCATATCTCCTTCCAAAGTTTTAATGAAACATTCATCTTCATTATTAAAATAAATATTTCCGTCATCATAAGCAGATATTCCCCATTCTGGTACACCTCTACAATTTGCTCCAATCTTCATAAAATCTTCGCAATATTCAAATGCTTCAATTACAACAGGTTTCTTTCTATATTTTGCCATTTTTATACCTCCGTATTATTTTAATTTGCCATATATCGGTCAAATGCTTTTCTTACGCTATCCTCTGTGTTTCCACCACCGATTCTATCAGCAACCTTGTTCCATGATAATTTTTCAATAAATCGTAAATTGATGATCCGTCTTATACGACTGTCCTGAACGCTTGCAATAAATTCCTCGACTTCATTATTTTTTTGCAGTAAATCGTCCTCTAAAAGCTGTAAAGTGGCTTTTCTTGAATAAAGTAACGTTCGTTTTCTGCTGTACTCTGGATAAGGAAATCCTTCAATACGAAAATGTTCAGTGCCGCCGCATCCACCTGATACGCTGTCAACAACATTCCCATCCGATTCAATTTTTCTGATATCCGATTCAAGTTTTTTAATCTTCTGCTGTACTTCTTTGATTTCTTCCTGTAAATCTATGTATTGAGATAAAACCTCTTTAGTCACCATAATCAATACCTCCGTCCGAAAGAGAATGGGTTTTGAATTGCTTCTGCTCTTGCCATTCTTTTATTTCCGTAAATCATGTCACATAGTTGTGCCGTAGAATCTATCCCGTCATCATGCTTCATTTTCCCTTCAAAAGTAGCAGACAAAATATTTTGAAAATACTTTCTGTACTCTTTTGTTTGATATTTCATGTCCACAAAATGAAGTTTTCGTATGTCTGGAGCATGATTTTTGATTCTATCCATTTTTGCAGTCTGATTGTCTGCCGGATCATGACTTGTGTTAATAGGATATCCGTCTTTTTCCCATATCTTTTCACAATCTGTACGGTATGCTGATGTTGTCTTTGTTTCCTCAAAATGGACTTCTGCTGTCTTATTATTAAATTTATCTAAATGTCTTTCCATTCGTGAAGTAACTTCCGGTATGGTAATTTCCTTATCACCGTCATTGTAGACAACATCAGTGATATAATGTTCTCCGTCAATCTCATAGCAGATAGGCATTGATACAAAATCACCGCCACCATAAGCAGGGTCATTAGCTGCAAATATCCTATCAGGTCTTATTCCTTCAAGTTCTGCCGGATTAAAGAAATTCATCATATCGACATTGAACATCTGACCTTTTCTTTCAATAGGCTCCTGTTGATACTGTGCAAACCATGATGCCATATCGTCATTGTTCTCAAAAGATGCCATACGTCTTTTGTAATCAAGAGTTGTATATCCCAAATGATACGGATAATCAAAATTGCTATCTCCGTTTTCATTTAGTGCAGGAATAATAACCTCTCTGTGCCGTATGCCTTTGTATTCAGGATCATTTTGTAATAGGTCTAACCGTCTACCTTGAACGTCCTTTTTCGCCCAACGTGTTCCTATCCCCAACAATTTAGCCTTTCCAGGCTTAATTCTCGGCATAAAGTTGTTGTCGAATTTTCCCCATACAGTATTTTGCCTATCTTCACTCAATGCTTCATCAATACCGCTGAATAAGTCATCATAAACTCCAAGCCCGTCACAGTCACAAGCACCATTCAATGTTCCGTAAATGCTTCGCATGGTAAATGTTGGGTATGTCTTTTTACGGATAAGGTCTACTGTCAAATCTTTTCCATCAGTGACTAACTTTTTCTCAACTATGTTTGGATATATTTCAGCATATGTGTATGTCGGGTCTGTAATCATTTCTATGATGCCGTCATAGTAACCACCAGTAATTTTGTCCGAATATGCCGAATACAGATTAGACCGTTCCGGTCTGTTAGAGCCGAACCACAGATTACCCATTTTTACTATTTGTGTCTTACCGATTCGTCCGGGACAAAACACCATTCCTTCATCAAGCACATCATCGTACAAATCTTGAATAAGCTGTGCTACCTGCCGTAATGGATTTATTCTCGGCTGATAAAATCTCTCTTCTACCGGTCTGTTCTTTTCCATGTATAGCATGAAGCTTTCAAATCGGTAATGTGCTTCAATCAGAAGAGTTTTGTAATAGTCATCAACAAGGCTGTATTTTTCTTCATGTTGTTGGCTGTATTTTTCAAGGTCAAGTATTCTACCTCCTGTCCTTTCCATGCAGAAACGCTCTACAATGACTTTAGAACGGTTTGTTATCTGTAAGCCATAAGTTATATCCTTTTCACCGTTTATAGCCACTCTGCAGGCTTCTATGTACGCATCAATGACCTGTTCATCAATTCCCTTGCGCTGTATGTAATTGTCATAGCTGTTTACTGCCGATATAAGGCTCTGACTTGCCAATAAAAAAGAGCCTCCTTCCCCAAAATTTTGGAAATTTGGCTCTCTGCGTAGGCAATCTACGACTGGTGCTCTAAATATTCAATTTACTTCCAATCAAAATAAAACCGTTTCCCACATACAGGGCACTTGATATTGTAACCGCCAAGACCATCATGCATTACACCCATTATGTCAGTTGCATCGCATTCTCTTTTCTCGAACTCAAATATCGAACCGCATTTATCGCAGGTTAATCTTTTGGTCGGTGCTACTAATTTGTGTCGTTTTATAATTTTCATCCAAGATTCACCCCAATTCTATTGATTTTCCCACACTTCGGGCATTTGATTTCAGCCTGTCCCAAAAACTTTCCTAAAAGGCGGTTGCATTTGCTACAACGATGTTCGGACAGTTTTACATAAAAACATTTTTTCAAATCTCCCTCGTCTTCCTTTGTATCTGCCACGACAATCGGGTCTTCTCCCAGTGTTGTACATTCAATTTTTACATTTTCAATATTCCCGATGTTTTTAGGTGTGACCTGCCGCCACGCATCACGCTCTATGCTATCAATTACTGCTGTCATGCTCATTCTTCCACCAACTTTCTTCCGCACATCGGGCAATAATTGATTTTTATATATCCAAGGCAACCACTGTCTCCTGTGTCGATCAACACTCCAAATACATTTTCATCTTTGCAAATAAAATCTCCTCCAGCGTATCTTTTTTTCATATATTCATAATCGTTCATTGCTATATCTTCGCAAAATTCACACATGATTAAAACCTCGCTTCACAATGCTCTACCATTGTTTCCAACGTTTCCTTGTCATACAAAATAGAGCCATTCTTGTCCGTTTTGTATTTATCAAAAGTGCATATCGTATTTATAAAATTCCCGATGCAGTCCGCATGGAAATTTATGTTGTATACTTTCTTCTGCCACTTTCCGTTTGCGTATATCTTGGTGTATCCGCCTTTTCTTGTCTTTATAATGATTTTAGAACGTGACTTTTTCATATTCGCACCTCATATCCTCCGTAACCCATGCAGACGGAATCGAACCGCCGACACACATCCTATGCGGATGCCGCTCTTCCACTGGAGCTATGCATGGTTGAGATGCAATATTCCCGGGGTTACTCCGCATTATACAATCGCAGAGCATATTGCATCACTGTTTCAGCCAAAACATAGACCACCTGTTAACAGATAGCATAATTTGACCGAATAGTTGGGATGATGGGGCTCGAACCCACAGCCTATGCCTTAGAAGGACACTGCTCTTTCCATTTGCGCTACATCCCAGTGATCGGTACGAGATTCGAACTCGCGTTACCACCGTGAAAGGGTGGTGTCTTACCACTTGACTAACCGATCATGTGCGTTTCCATAAGCTGTATGCCTACATTTAAGGCGCTGACACAGCGCAACACTTATAGCTATTTTTATTTTCGCAGGGCATCCGCCAGTTACCTGCTAGCCGGTTGCGATCCGACATCGTGGGGAAAGAAGGAGTCGAACCTTCGATGTTTCTAATGTCACGGTTTTACAGACCGCTGCAATCGCCACTATGCGCATTTCCCCAAAACCTGTGCCGTATAACCACGACTAAACTTCTGGCACACCTATCTGCTACCTACCGATTATTGCAATCACGGTATCGTCTTATCGACGCAGATAAAGTTTTTCACCGCTATATGGTTGCAATGCTTCAAGCGGTTACGTGGAAAACCCTCACGAGCCTTGCGACGGCTCTTAACAGCATTCCGCTATGAGGGGAAAGGAGTGTCTCCAATGGAAAAGTATGGAAGACAATTCGCAGATGGCAAAGACCGAAAGAAGAAAACATCTGCGAAACAGGACTACCAGGATTCGGACCTGGGAATGCAGCAGTCAAAGTGCTGTGCCTTACCGCTTGGCGATAGCCCTAAACTCCGGGAGAGAGACCATCTGCTCCCGGATTATTTTTGTGAAACACCCTATCTTTATCTAAAAAAAATTGTCACGCCTGTGTACGGTACTTTGAAAAACTTTGTGTTGTCAAACGCATTATTCCATTTTTCGTTTCCCACACACAGGCTACATACACTCTTGATGCCTTGATTTCTCTGCCACATATCCAATGCCAACACAACACCGGATATTCGGCAATAACAATGGCTTTATGAATTTAACCCATTCAAAATTGTGATATGGGATAATTCGCATAATCTCCGGTAACCACATAGGCTATACCCACGCGAAAGTTATTCCAAATGCAAGGAACATTGCTAACTCAAATAAAATAACTCCGTCTGATGCTGTTTTCTGTTTTGGAGCATACCATAAAGCAGATATTGCTAAAACTGTCAATACCAACGTTGTCATTATTTTTAAAATCATGAATCCAAGCATTTTTTCTTCGTCCTTCCTTCAATTTCATCGATCATTGCCATTACCAGTGCTTTAGCAAACTGGCTATTGTTATGCATTTTAATCAGCAGATTTCCTTGCCGGATAAGATATTTCCAGTCATCATCCGTTTTCGGATTAGCACACTCTTTATGTATTTTCCAAACCTCTGTGTAGATCTCTTTAATCTCCGGTGGCAATTCACATTTCTCCTTAACTGGCAAATCTTCTTTAGGCTCTTTATCAAGTCTGCTCTTTTGGTGCTTCATCTGACAGCTAACCATTTCTGTAACGTTCTCACGGTCTCTCTTGATTCCGTGACCTTGCAGAAACAACTCACATTGCAGGACTTCACCGCATTTTGAACATTCGTCTTTTATCTCTTTCCCAAATATCTGCATACACTTAATCTCTACCAGTGACTACCGCTCTTAAAAATACTCCGATGATGAACAGGATATACACCCATGCAGGAGCATGTAATTGAAACAGTATCCATGCTAAAACTATGTAAATGAAAATCATGTGGTACACCTCCTAAGGGTCTTTTTTATTTTTGAGGAAATTTGAGGGACTAAGTAGGGGCTGTTCGCTGGTCCTGCCAGACCCCCTCCCCCTGTGTGCTATGTTTCTTTTCAACTATGCGTTAAACTAATCTTTCACGCAGTCTTTATTGACACGTCCTTAACTATCCCCTATTTCCGCACGTTTCCGCTGTTGTTGCTACTCATTCGCATCTGCTGTATTATCTCCATACGCTCCGGAATCGGTCAACATTGATGTATTTTGTCCAAAATTTGTGTCTAATCGTGGGAGTTGGTCTGCTGTCCTGGTTATCTTGTGTACAATCTCTTGTTGTGTGGTCTGTTTCCTTCCGTGGTCGTTGTTTAATCGTTCCGTTGCTCCTAGAGCATTCCGCAGGTTAAAAGCAACAAGTTGATCGCAATCTGCATCATCTAACCAATTTACAAAAGCTTTTCTGACCTCGTCCATGCTCGATGTACTTGATTTAGTTCGCCATGCACTTAAAGCCTGTTTAGATATCCCTGTTAATATCTTAAATGTATCAGCTGTAGCAGTCATATCATAAGCATTAGCTAACTCCCTAAGATATAAATAAACCTCATACAACAGATCTATGTTGTACGCATTGTAGTTAGTTAGCATTTGGTTGATACTATTATCCACTACGTTTTGGGGTATATCTTTTAATACATTACTAGGTCTTATATAATTGTTATATATATATTGCATGGCACCATTAAAAACCGGTTGCCGTTGTGATCTCATGTCATCGATGCCATAAGCTGCACAATAATCGTCAAAGTATTTCCGGATATTTTTTTTAATCTCGTCAATGTTTGGAATCTCTCTGACGTCCTGCACCGCTCTACACCTCCTGAAATCTGCAATAAAAAAATCACAAGCATCACTCAATAAACCTATGTCTTTTGATCTCCTCCACAGATCAGGTAAAAACATAAATCTAAAAAAGTGACAAGCTAGTGACTTCTTGTCGTTTCCGGTCTGTCGGCTCCGGTGGTCTTGGTTACAATCTGGGCGGCTGCGTATCCAAAGGGGGTTGGATTTACACCGCTGTCACTCGCACCGTGTTAACGTCGGCTCCCTAACTGCTTTTATCATAACACAAGACCTATTTATAAATCCACAACAACCTTTTACGTATTTGATGATTTGTTGTTGTGGTATGTCTGCCGGTGATCCTGAGTATATAAAAATCATATGCTTAAAAAATATCATCCGGTTAAATTTGACAAATGGGATTTTTTAACAGACAGATAGGTAATTTTTGCAGATGGGCACATAGTGGCAGTTGGTCGGCTCTAGTATTTATATATACTTGGTTATACAATGTCTTTCTGCTCTTATTTACTTTTATTTTATCTAACCTTTATTTTATCTAATCTTCTTTTATTTAATCTGCGTCTACAAAATGTCTACAATTTGTCTACAAAATTTAGCACGTTAAAATATCGCAGTGAAAATAGATCAAGAAAAGCAGGCTGTTACACCTGCTTATAGATTACGATATTTTGATTTTAGCTTCTTCGCTCCGCTGAATATTTAATAACAAGGGTTTTCTTTTGCCAGCTCCCAAACCTCATTAAATTTTTGCTCGTGCCGTTTTGCATACTCGTCAAAAAATTGCTGATCTGTGCACGGTGCAAGATCTCCGTGTATCTCCTCTCGCAAATCGTCATCCATAAAAGATACCGACAAATCATAATCAATGTTTACTCCATACTCGTTTACTACTGTTTTTCTCATTTTTGCCACCTTTTAACCTTTCGTTTTTAACAATATGTACTGTATCTTTTCCGCCTGTCCTGTAATCGGTTCCAGCGCTCGTCCTCTAATTGTTTCTTTTTCTGTACCAAATTTCTGTGGTATTCCGGATCCAGTGAACGAAGACTACACGCCCTAATAAATAGTTTTTGCAGCAACGTTTTGTCTGCAAATTTCTGCCGATCCGCTATCAGTTGTGCAGCATCTGTGTAGCTTTCCACCTCTGGGATAACTTTGGCTTTTAACTCTTCCCACGCTTGCCGCTCGAATTTGTCTTTTATCTGCGGTTCATACCACGGGAAAAACGCTCTACAAGTCGATACGATCCGGGCGGCTTTCTTTGCTGTGATCTGCTCCGGTGTTCCTTTCATTTCGTTCGCTCCTTTCGTTTGTTTGTATCTTGATTATATATCATGATATATAACATGTCAATAGATTATTGCAATTATTTATTGATATTTTTTAAAAATTCCTCAGCTTATACAACTTGCGGTTGTTCCGATGCTTTTCGTTCTGCTCTCCTTTGCTCCTGGAGCTGGTGAAGTCTTTCGTTTGCTTGCATCAATGCAACTTTCTCCTCTACCTCTGTGCGCTCTGTATTTGCCTTTTCTGCGGTCTTTTCCGGCTCTTGCGGTAAATTCTCCGCTTGGCTCTCCAAAGTGTCTAAATAAGCCAATACAGCCGATACAGCTATATCATTTATATTTATGTCTGATTCTGCTGCTCTGTCCTTTGTGCCTTTTGGTAATCTGATTTGTACAAGATCAAATTTACTGCGGTAATTGTTAATTGCTTTGCGTGTATAATCTGCTGTCCTTGCCATCTGAAAAACCTCCTTTAATAAATTGTTTTATCATATTATATAACACTTTATATATAAATGCAATATAATTGTATATATATCATGTCATATAAATATTTATAGAAAAGTGTTGACAC